CAGCACAGCACGCGGCTTCTGGTCGCGCTGGTCGTCCTCTCGCTGGTCCTCGCCGGACCGGTCGGGGCGGCTTCCTCGGTCACGCTGTCGGCTGACGACGACAGCAAGAACGCACAGACAACTCATCGCGCCAGCCTCACGGCTGGCTACTCGGGTAACCTCTCGAAGCTGCAGGTCGCGTACGATAACGGCAGCGACGTCCAGCAGATCGGCGCGAGCGACGTCGAGGTCGCGGTCAACGGCACGGCCGTCGACGTCTCCAGCACCTCTGTTCATAACGCGAGCGCACTCAACGTGACCCTGGCGAACAACCAGTCGATGACCTCCGGCGCGACGGACGTCGACGTCAACGCGTCGGACATCATCAACCCGAACAACGGCTCGGAGACGGCGACGATCACGCTCTACGAGGGCGATACGGCGGCCGACTCCGGGTCGGCGTCGCTCTCGCTGACGGCGACGGGGCTGGAGACGGCCCGGTCGGTCGGCGCGCTTTCGAGCTTCCTCACGCTCGACGCTGACGGCTGGGAGTTCTCGGTCCTCAACCGCAACGTGAGCGTCCTGCAGGACCACTACGCGCTCGTCGAGGACTCGAACGTCCCGTTCAACGGCTCGGAGACAGCGACGGTCGCCTACCAGTTCGACGACGATAGTGCCGAGCGTCTGAGTAGCAGCACCGAAAACGACGAAGCCGGCGACTGGGACAAGGGGACGATCGTCCTCGTGGAAGAGGAGCCGGTGAAGGCCTACGTCGACGAAGCGCCGTCTGACGTCGACAACACCTCGACGTACGCGGTCGTCAACACGTCGACGAACGCCGTCGAGATCCACCCCGGAAGCGACTACGACAACTCCTCGAGCATCAGCTCGATCACTGTCGACACGAACCGCGGCACGCTGGCGAGCCTGCAGACCTACGGTGTCCTCGAGTTCACGGGCGCCAGCAACCTGATGTCCAGCACGATCGGCGGCGGCGACCTGCTCGGCGCGGGTCTCCTCGCATTCGGCGTGCTCGGCATGCGACGGGGGGCGTAGATGCCTGCGAGCGTCGATCTGGGCCTGCCGAGCGTCGGCGAGTCCATTAACACTGCGAAAGGCATCGGCTCCTCGGCGCTGGGGTTCGGAACTCCTCAGTCGCAGATGGTATCGAACGCGATCATCGCAGCGGCGCTGATCGCGACCTCCGCGGTCGGACTCATCGGGACGCTGGTTCTGCTCCCGATCCCAGTCTTCCTCTTCGGTGTCGGGGCTGCGCGCCTGCTCCTCGCCTGGATCAGGTAGCGCCCCGAGCGGTCGCCCGCATCAGGTGATGTAACAGAGGTTCAAGTCCTCTGGCGGGCCTTTACTCATGGCTAAGAATCGGTTCATAGCAACGTCAGTCGCGGCGCTTCTCGTCCTAGCAACCGTCGGAGCGCCCCTGTCCGCCGCTGATCACCGCGAGAGCGACGCGTCCGGCGTGTTCGACGGCGTCACAGTCGAGGAGGACAAGAGCGCCGACAACAGCAGCGTAATGGATAGCGTCCGCCGGACCGTCAGCCGGCTCGCTGGCGCTGCGTCCGGCGCGCTCTCGAGGATCACCGACCGCGGAACGGACCAGACCGCGAGCGAGGCCGCCGACAGCGCCCAGGCGGAGTTTAACACCCATAACGGCACGATCCAGCGCTACATCAACGAGCGGTCTGATGCGAGCACGGGCGCAAACGTCCTCGAGCTGACGTTCAAGATCGACGACGGAGAGGCGACCCGCTACGTCGTCGCGGACGTCAACGGCTCAGACTACGAGAACGCGACGATGGTCTCCCAGACCTCGCGTGAAGTCGACGAAACCTGCACGCTCGAGGATCAGGCCGGCGACAACGCGGCTGCGGAACTCGAGACGTTTGTCGCGGACTACGGGAGCGAGAAGAAGAACATGCCCGCCGGCTATCAGAGGCGCCTGGCCTCTCAGTACGGCGGAGAAGTCGGCTGTAGTTTCGAGGTCCGATAATGCGCATCCCGACGCCTATCCCCGAGCATTGGGTCTCGGAGTTCAGTCGGCTCTGGCGCGGGACGCTCGTCGACACGGTCTGGAAGATCTTCGTCGTCGGGGCGCTCGTCGGGCTGGTTTACTTCGCGATCCAGCTCGGCGTCAGCGGACTGGCCGCGATCTTCCTCTTCCTACTCGTGTCGGCGCTGATCGTCGATGACATCCGGGAGACGCTCGCGGATGTCTGGAACCGCCGGTTCTGGTCCTACGAACGATGACACGGATCGCTTCCGCGGCGCTCGCGGCGCTCCTGGTGCTCTCGCTGGTCGCCGGTGTCCCCCTGGCCGCAGCAGACGAAGTCGTCGCCGTCGACGCCGATCACGCGCTGGCAGAGGAGTCGACGATCGAGGCCTACGCGGACAGCGGCGTCGCGACGGCGGACATCGAGGGGATGGACATGAGCGTCACAGTCGCCCAAGACAGCAAGCAGGCCGGCCTCGACGGGTTCCATGTCGACTCGACGAAGACCTACCTCCAGGTTCAGTATCGCGAGGAGCGCTCCCGGACGGTCCGGATCTACGTCCCTGACGACTACATCACTCCTCGGCCGAAGCGTGGCCTCCAGGCCGAGACCAGCCGCCAGACGGCGACGCTCTCCCCGGTCGAGGGGGGCAACTACACTGCGGTCGAGCTGACGCTCGACGAGCCGACGAACGCGACGTTCGCGATCTCGAAGACGTCGGGCGCTGTCTTCAGCGTCCGCTCGAGAACTCGGGGCTTCCTCGGCCGGACGTTCGGCGTCTCGCTGCCGAGCTTCGGTGGCGATAACTGGCAGCACGTCGATACCGCGGCGCTCGCGGGCGAGAACACGACAGCAGCAATCAACCACGATAACCAGAACATGACTCTCCAGTACGACGCAGATCCAGCGGCAGGCTCCGAGAGCTGGCTCGCTGTCCCGGAGTGTGACGACGGGACCAGCGCCAGCGTCTGCCAGTTCGAGAAGGAAGGCATCGACAACCGAACTTACCTTCTGAGCACGGCCGAAGACCCGCCGGCGGTCCGGTATCAGGAGGGGGAAGACCCGATGGCGAACTCGCGGTCGGCCGTCGAGGACATCAAGCGCGTCCCGTCGCGGATCATGGACGACATCAGTAAGCTCTGGGGTGGCTCATGACGTATCTGATCAACTACCCCACGACGCTGCGGGGCTTCCTCGCGCTGACGCTGGTTGTCCTGGCGATCCTCTTCTTCGTCTATACCAGTAGCACACTCGCGTTCCTGCTGGCGATGGCAGGGCTCGCGCTCGCTGCCTACGCGCTCTACATCGCCGCCTTCCGCATCGATCGCAGGCTCCGACACGGGGCGCAGTCGCGAGGTAATCGCTGATGTGGACGGCGCTCCTCGTCGCGCTCCCGCTCTTAGTCGCGGCGATCGGCTACTGGCGGCATCCGACCGTGACGAAACGCTGGTTCGACCGCCTTGTCGCGTTCCGTCGCATCCTCTTCGTCGCGTTCGCGCTCCTCGTCGCGGTCGTCCTGATCGGGTCAGGCGTTCCGTCGCTGATGTTCCTCGGCGGCGTCGGGCTCGCCTACGGCGGTCTCTACGTGCTCTACAAGGAGCCACACAAGGAGGTGCAGCGATGGCTGGGCATCTAACGCGCGAACTGGAGGAGTTGGAGTCCTCAATCGTCAACTACCGGCAGGTAGTCAACGATCCGGAGGTCGCCGCTTGGGCGGATCAGAAGTTCGACGGGCTGGACGTGCAGTATCAGCGCCTCGTCGCGGACAACGGCTACCACAACCATCTGCTGCAGTACATCAGCGAGGCCCATGACTCGCTGACTGGCGATGGCGGCCGAGACGAGCCACTCTGTACGTGCGACCGGAACTGCGCGCTGAAGCGCGGGACGCTCCCGCCAGCGGTCCGGATGGCGGACTCGCTCGACGACGGCATCTCTGACTTCGAGCTGTCCCACCCCGGGACCCCGAGCGTCCTGATCGACGCTCGCGAGGCGTGGTTCGACCGCGCCCGGGAGGTGCGCCGGGAGATGAAGGCCGTCCACATCGCGCTGAAGCGCGAGCGGCTGCCTGTCGACGCTCAAGCGAAGGACGAGGAGGAAGAGCACGACGCCGGACTGATCCAACCATGACAACGAACTCCCGACGCTACGGCGAACACGTCCGAGAGCAGACGCAGCAAAACCAGCGCTGGCGTCGCGATCGCGTGGTCCGGCAGGCCATCGAGCACGGTAACAAGGCGATGGCCGTCGACGATGACGCCGAAGCCGCCCGCGTGCTGGCGTACGTCATCCTGCGGGGGCTCCGGAGCAGAGACACCCGCACGCTGGCCGACTACCACGAGCTGCTGTCCGACGATCCGGAGCTTCCGTGGCACTGGCACGAGCTCAAGTCGTTTGAGGACTCCCCCGAGACGTTCATCGCTCCGCTCGAGGATGGCGCTCGCGGATCGTTCGAAGCCTCGCAGGCCGCCGAGACCGTCCGGCGGGCATTCGAGGCCGCCGAGTCGATCGCGGCGCATCACGGCATCGTCGAGGATCAACTGCGAAACTACGCGACGGCGACCGGCTACTCGCTGCAGACGGGCATCCTGCACAAGACCTACGAGTTCGAACACGACAGCGAGATCAGCCTTGTCAGCCGGCGCAGTGGGCTGACGAAGACGCTCTACAACGGGAAGACCGGTGAAGGGAAGTCAACCTCGCTCGACGGCGAAGTCGAGGATCGGTTCAACAGCGGCTTCAAAGTGATCGACGTCCTCGACACGGACGAGCTGGAGTCCGGCGTCTACGACATCCCCCAGCAGCAGGACGTCCTGCGGGACGTCCGGGAGGAGATGGGGCTGCCCGCCGACTTCACCGAGTCTGACGAGCATGACCGGCCGAACATCGAGATCCTCGTCCCGCTCACCCCGGGGTTAGACGGCGAAGAACTGCCCTTCGACACCGAGTCCGAGCAGTTCACTGCCCGTCCCTTCACGATCCCCGCGTCGAAGCTCTCGAAGCGCTCGCTGCTCGGCTTCCTGAAGTCAGTCGTGACGAAGCAGCAGGAGGTCGCGATCGGGCTGGCCTACGAGGAGGTGCGCGACGAAAAGGACGACTGGACGCTGAAGGACCTCGCGCAGAAGGTCCGGCGGCAGAAAGGGCTCGCTGACAACTTCAAGCATCGCGTCACGCGGCTGCTGAAGTCGCTGCAGGACAAGGGCTTCATCCGCACGCAGAGCTGCCCGCACGCGCTCGACTGGGAGCGCATCTTCCGCGACATCGATACAATCACGGTGTTCTCGACGAGCCTGATGCGCGAGCGCGAAGACAAGCTCATGGTCATCAGCTACCTGTTCCGAGCGCTCTACCATGAGCGGGTCGGGCTCGGCGAACTCCCCGACTGTGTCGGCGTCGGGCGCGAGCTGCACGAGATCGTCGGCCATCAGAACACGCGCTCGGACGACGAGCGGGAGAAGGCGATCCAAGAAGGCATCAAAACTGAACTCGGCTACATCCTGCGGAAGAACCGCCACGAGAGCCTCGAGCTGATCATGGACACGCAGGACATCCTCGACCTCGACAAGTCGATCAGAAAGCGGTTCAATCGCGCCATCACCTTCAGAACGCAGGACGAGTCCCTCGAGGAGCTGTTCAAGCAGGTCGCTGGCAACAAGGGAGCCTACTACAACTACGGCGACGTCGTCTCGAAGCACTGGGAGCGCGGTGTCGGGACGGTCCTCGGGAACACTGGGCCGAACGCCGTCGGGAACACGCCGTTCCTCTCGCCGGTGAAGTTCGCGCCGCCGTCTTGGCACAACTTCGACAACGACGAAGACGATACCGGCTGGGAGAGCCGCGTGAAGTACATCGAGCGCGAAGAACTCCGAGCGCACAGCTGGGACACGTCGCTCCCCGACGAGCTGGCGATCGGGATCTCCGAGGACGAGGAGCCAGAGGAAGGCGGCGAGGGCGACGTCGACGAGCGAGAGCAGGCGATGAACACGTTCGCCGAGGAGTGCATCCTCGACGAGCCTGACGGCGCTGTGCCGGCCGAGGACGTCCGCGAGGCGTTCAAGCAGTTCGCGAAGGAGAACGACTGGCCGGTCATCGACTCGCCGCAGTCCTTCGGGATGTGGTTCTCCCGAGCCGTCGACTACAACAACGACCGTTTCGGGGGCGTCCAGCACTACGAGACGATCACCCTGACGCCGGTCGGGGAGAGTTATGCCTTCGAGGACAGCGGCACAGAGGCAGCGGCAGGCCTGTCCGACTGATGGCTCTGGGAGACCTCTGAGAGAGACCCGCGACAGACCAAACCACAAGAGCGCGCGCGGACGAGAGACCAGAGACCAGGTGAAGGTACGGTAGGGCTCACTACCTTTCTACAGCGCGCGCATCATGCGCGAGCGCGGTCTGGAGTTCCCAACAATAACTGTTGTTAGCGAGCGCTGGTCGCTCGCCCGAGGACAGCAGCACTCAGAATTTTCTGAACCATGAACAGCACAGTACAGCGGAGAGTAGACCGACCGCCGCCGGTCACTCTCTTTTTTCGATACGGTTTGTAGCGAGCCTACAACCAACCACAGAGACTCATGACTAAGCAAACGACAACGGTCGCTCGGCCGAACGCCAGCGGCCTGCAGTGTTACCTGCCAGTATCGTTCGTCGATGACTCAACGTTCCCGTTCGATCGGGGCGACGAGCTGCAAGCCATCGCGATCCCCGGAACCGGCGTCCTGCTGCTGCCGAACAAGCGGGACATTAGCCCGGAGGAGGTGTCCGTCCGTGGCGTTTGAACGCCTGCGGGCGGCCGCAGGAGGGGCCGTCGATCCGTCGCGATACCACGGCGGCGAGGCCGGGGGAGACGTGGATGAGACGCTCTCACCCCAGGAGTGGCGCGACCAGACCAAGCGGACGCGGCGGCAGCGACTGGCCGCCCGGAAGCATCAGGCGATCTCCCTGGGCTTCATCGGCCTGATCGCGACGATGTACATCGTCGTCTTCACCGGGAAGTTCTTCCCGACGCTGAAGGGCAACGCCGTCCTGCTGATGACGGCGAAGTACGGGACGGTCATCCCGATCACGGTCGTCCTCGCGACCCGCTGGCAGCGCAACAAGCTCCAGCGATACGACCGACTGGCGCTCCAGCTCCCTGATGGCGGGCGGTCGTACCTGGGACACTACAGCGAGGACTCCCAGGGCAACGGCATCTTCCGGCCGATCAAGGGGCATAGTTGGTTCGGACTGAAGGCCGAGCCGCTGACGCTCGGCGATCTCGGTAACGACTTCACGCGGACATGGGCGAAACGCGGCCGGGACGCCAGTGAGCCGGCGGCCATCCGGGTCGAGGACGGCCTGACCGTCACGACGAAAGACGCGACCGGCCGGGTCGTGCTCTCGCTGACCGACGGTCTCGAGATCGACGAGTATGGGCGCGAGAGCGACCTCTACTGCGCCCCGCCGCAAACCGTCGACGAGGAGCGGTTCAAGGAGCTACGGGCGACGCTCGAGGACTACGTCGGCCGCGTCGATCATCTCGAAGACCGGCTTGACGCGGTCAAAGAGCAGCGAGACGAGTATCGCGAGGAGGCCGGTAAGCGACGCGAGGAGATCAAGCAGGACATCGTCGAAACGCACGGCGAACTCGCGGAAGCGGGCTTCACGCCCAGCAGCCCCGAACGACGGCAGCGACCGGATACGACCAGCCACAACTTCACCCCCGATCTCGATAATGACTAACGCATACGCGCGCGTAGCAGCAGCGGCGCTCCTGATCCTGACGACGATGGCCGGAGCAGGCGTCGCCAGCGCTGTCGCCCAGACACAGACCGCAGAGCGATCCGCAGACCTCGCGATCGAGCAGGACAGCTACGTCGAGAGCGGCGTCTCGATGAATCAGAGCGGCGATGTCCCGACCTATCGCGTCGAGGGACCCGTCCGGATAGTCCCGAGAAACTTCGCCTACCGGAACGTCACGGACTTCGGCGCTGACGGCGAGGCGACGCTCTCCTACGACCGGGAGATGGCGCAGTACGAGTTCTCTGCGTCGAAGGCAGGCACCTACGAGGTTTACTGGACGGTCGCCGAGCGCCGTGAAGTCGCGGTCAACGGGACGAACGAGACCGAGACGCAGCTCGTGAAGGTCCGCTACGTCGCCCGCATCAACATCGATACCGAGGCGATGGCGCACATCCCCCAGTCGAAGATCGAGCAGCAGCGGGAAGACGCCGAGAACTGGCGCTCGGTCAACGCCTCGCTCGTCGACATCTTCGGCTCGGACGTCGATCAGCAGGGCAAGCTACAGGAGGCCGTCTGGTTCTGGAAAGCACAAAAGAACCCGCTTTCGGCGTTCTCCGGACAGTTCTCCGCGGTCATCGTCATGCTGACCATTACGATCGGCGGACTGCTGGTCGTGGCGACTGGCGGCATCGTCCACTACCTCAGCCGGCGGTCGGACATCCGCTACCGGAACAAACACGAGAGTCTGAAGGCTGACGAGGCAGATCTGACCGAGCGACTGCTCGAGTTGGACGACCAGGAGCGCAAGCGCGTCATCGCAAACTGGGACTGGCAGGAGATCTTCTCCGACGATGCGGTCGCGCGCGCGTGGCGCGACACGTTCGGCGAGGACGTCCTCGAGGGACTCGTGAAGTACGGGAGCCTCCGAGAACCGCGGAACCTCGTCCACGACCGCCTGCAGGCGATGGGGCAGAGCGGCTACGTCGCGGTTGTCGACGAGTCCGTCGCGACGGACGGCGGCGCGGGCGCTGCTGGCGAGGAGATCGTCAGCGCGCACATCGAGTCCGAAGACGCTGTCGCGCCCGACGAGGAGACAATCGCGCTCGACGCGCCGGACGACAACCTGCTCGACGCGATCGACTGGGACGATCCGGTCATGCGCGGCTTCGATCTGGCCTCGGCGGACATCGATCCGGATGCGCTGGAGACAAACCCGCGAGCGCGGTCGCTCGAGGAGCTGCTGGAGGTCGTCGACGAGCAGCGCGAGGAGTTCGACGACCCCGCTGCCTTCGGAGAGTTCTATCTGGAGTTCGTCCAGTCCCTGCGCGAGCACGAGATCAGCGACAAGCAGGGGCGGCCGGACACGCTGCGCTACACCTTCGAGACGCTGCTCCGACAGGCGCAGCTCCTCGAAGACCGGCACGACTTCGCGCTCTTCGAGTTTGACCGGCAGGCGATCTCGAAGGGGCTCGCAGAACACGACGCCGTCGGCAACGCGTCGGACTACGTCAAGGAGGTGAACGATGGTAAGCACAACTGAGGTCCTGCAGATCAGCCTCGACACGACCGGGACGACACCCTACGAGACGGGGCTCGCGATCGTCATCCTGCTCGTCGTGGGGGTTGTCCTCGCGATCGGGACCTACCGGATGCGCTTCGGCGGGCTCTCGGACGAGCAGGAGCGACACAAGCGAGCGCTCTCGGCCGACCTCGACCAACAGAGTCCGCAAACGCTCCGGGTCAGCGCCGAAGAGGGGCTCGCGGCCCGAAAGGAGGGTCTGCAGGCGCTGTTTGATCCGTCGAACCGGGGGGGAAAGCCCCCGACAGTCCGGTCCGCAGCGGGAGATGTCCGGCAGGCGCTCGAACTGGCCTGGGGCGACCGAACGGCGGGCATCCCGCGACTGACGATCCGGCTGCTTGAGGAAGCACTGCTCGTCCTTGTCCTCGGAGGACTGGCGATCGTTCCCAGCTCGACGATCAACTACTGGCTTCGGAGCGGCGACGAGTTCGACCCGAGCGAGGCGATCGGCGCCGCGACGCAGTCCGCTGAGTCGATGGCCGACCTCTTTTACTCTGGACTCGCCGCCTTCCCGGTGTCGGACACGCTCTTCGGGCTTGGCCTCGCGGCAGTGATCGAAGCCGGCACTGTCCTGTACAACAACTGGCTCGCGGTCGGCATCACGCTCGTCGCGTGCGCGCTCGGGCTGGCGTGGTTACATCGGAAGAGTCCGGACGACCTTGAGCACGACCTCTACTCCTCGCGGCTCCGGGCCGGAGTCAGCGGAGTGGCCCGCCTGACGGTCGTCTGGGCGGCAGGGGTTGTTCCGGCCTCGATCGGCCGGCTCGTCGGCTTCGAAACCGTCGGAGACGCCGTCGGGCTGGCCGCGGCGGGCATCGTCGTCCTGCTGTTCGCCCGCGGCGCTGTCCGGGGGGCGCGAGCGCGACTGCGGCGAGCGGCGCGAACGAACGTCGGCGAGTGGAGCCGGGCCGGCATGACCTACCTCGTCCTCCGGCGAGTGGCGGCCGGCTTCGGGGCGGCCGCCGTCCCGATCATCCTGGCGTGGGGCAGCCTCCTGGTCTCGACCGGCAAGCTCGGCGAGATTGTATCGATGATCTCCGGCGGGACGCTGGAGGCCAAAGCGACGATCGGCGCCGGCATCGTCATCGCGATGGCGCTGCTCGCCCTGCAGGTCCGGGATGCGTGGCCTGACATCCGGACGGCACTCGGCGAGGCGTTCGGCCTGAAGGCTGTTCGCGTGGCTATCTACCGGCGAGCGGCGCCGACTGGCGTCATCGTCTTCGGGTACTTCCTCGCGATCGGCTTCGGCCTGACCGTCCCACTGGCAATCCTCGCCGGGCTCGCCGGCGGGCTTCTCGCCCGCGGCCTCTACGTCCTCGCCCGACGAGCGAAGTATCGCGCTGAGATGATCGGCGGCGAGGAGATCACAGCCTCCCGGTTTGTCGTCGAAGCGTTCGTCCTCGAGGATGACGACGGCGAGATGCACCCCTACGCCCGACTCAACGGGACACCGATGGCGCACAACGACGTCGATACGCTCGTCGACGAGCTGGTCGCAGCGAGTCAGGCGGCGAAGGCCGACGGGGAGATCCCCCCGTCGGTCGAGCGCAAACACGCTGAGGACCTGCTCGACTACGGGCTGACCTCAGTCGAGGAGACCGAGACGAAGCTTCAGCAGTGGGTCCATGACGAGATCGTCGGGAACCTCCGGAATAACGAGGGAGCGCTGCCCGTCGAGGATCTCGAGCAGCGCCTCGACGACTATCCGGACGACCTCTGGCAACAGCAGTTGCGCGCTCTCCGGCTGAAGCGGGGGCTTATCCAGCAGCGCGGCGACTACTACGTCCTGCAGTAGCCTCCTTTTTCTCCTGTTTCCCGGTGGTACGCGGCTTCTCGCCGCCGGAAACGATAAACAGAAGTACGCTATATCTCTCAAAGACCGTAGACTTCGGACCGATCCAGCGCCCGGTTGATCGTCCGCCGGGAGGTATCGAGTTCCATCGCGGCCTTCCGCTTGCTGAGTTCTCCCTTCTGGATCATCTCGCTGAAGGATCGATCTCCGGGGCATCTTCATTCCAACCCCCGGCGATGGGCGGGGCGCAGGGGGTTCTCTATCAGGGCTCATCTTGGTCTTGCAGTCAGTGTTTCGCTGAATCATGGTATTAGTTTACTTGGTATGGTATCTCTACTTAGCGTCGCTGGTGGGGCCGATCTCTTCGAGCGCGTCGTGTCGGTCAGTCATATTAGGACCACGCCCCCGGACCTTTGCGGCGGGTCTGTCGGTGCCCGCAGAGGTCACATGTCCGGCGCTCTATCGGTGGGTCACTCTGTAGTGGTCGCGATATTGATAGCGGCATTGACGTCGGCGTGGACTTCGTAGCCACAGCGCCGGCAGGCGAAGTCCCGGCCATCGCGGTACTCGCGGTCGGTCTGCCCGCATTTCCGGCAGGTGATGCTCGTGTATCGCGGGTCGACAAACCGAACCGGTATCCCTGCCTCGGTCGCTTTGTACGCAATCTTCTCTTGAATCTGCTCAAACGGCCAGTCGTGAATCGGGTCGTCGGCCGTCTCCCGGTAGTGGGTGAGGTCTTCGAGATGAATCACGCAGGGCCTGTGGTCGGCGGCGAGGTCGACGGACCGGCGACTTGCGACATTCGTGATATGGTCTGTATAGCGGTCATAGGTCAACCCGGTTTGTTTGATTGCCCGGAGGTCCCCCCGCTCCATCGCCTCTGTGCGTTTCTGCTTGATTCGTTCGCGGTGATGGCGGTACTCGCCACCGCTTTCCATCTCGACGGCTCGAATATCGGGCGACTCAGCATCCGGCTGGTTGACGACGGCAACCGCGACGAGCGGGTCATCGTTGAGGTCGACGCCGACGACCGTCGAGACGTCAGGCGCGTCGTACACGTCGACGTCCCACGACACCGTGAGATGGCACGTCAGCCGGCCGTCGTCGGTGAGATGGAGCTCGGCGCTCCCGGCGCTGGCGTCGTCATCCTCGTCAGTGACCCGTTCGAGAAACTCGCGCTGATAGTCACCTATCTGAAGGTGGAACCAGAGCGGGTTATAGGGAATAAAACTCGCCTTCAGCCCCCACCCCCGGTCGTTGCGTTCGATTGTGACGTCCTGATGCGAGAGTCCCAGATACGACCCATCGCCGAACTGCGGCCGCTTTCCAGGCTTTCCATTCGACGCCCACGAGTTGAACGACGACGCGACTTTCTGCCCGGCGACCCGTGCAATCGTCGCTTTCACAGTCCGGTCTTCGTTGGGGAACGCCCGCGTAACCATCCGGTACATCGTCGGGTTTCGTTGCGTCCACTCGTAGTCTGGGAATGACGGCAGCATGGCCGCCATATGCTCCGTCATGGCCTGATACTCCTCGATGCCCTCACGAACCAACTCGTTTTTCTGCTGACTCGTCTCCAGCTGGCAGACGATGGTCCGCGTAACAGATGTTGTCGTTATTTCTGGGGTGTATTCCGTGAGTGGCTGTTGGTCAGGGTCAGACTCTGTCATAGTGGGGCACCCGCGGCCGTTCGACGAGAGTGTAGACGAGTAGAATTAAAAGGGTTGCTAACACATTCCACAACAACCGGGTGAGGCTATAGGTCTCGCCCCGGGACGCGGTACCTTCACCGCGTGTGGCGGATTGATGCTATCCGTCACGGGTCCGCCCGCCGCAAAGCGTGGCTTGGACGTCCCTGGCTTGGATACATGGGGCTGGACATTCGCCCCACGGGACTCCGCCACGATAGGCGAGAAGCGTGACATAGACAGCCACCGCTGCCGGGCTAGTACTACACGAACAGAGGTTGACCCTCCCCTTCGCAGGGGAATCTGTGGTCGGAAATCACGAACCTCGTGGCCGCCGTCCGCGGACGGAAGGAACGCCTCAAATGCAAGAGTGGACACCCCGCCGTACACTGAGGGGCCTTCTCCAAGGCCCCGTGAAAGCGGAAAAAGAAACATCATACTCATACCGTTCAACTCCGGGGGCTGGGGAAAATAATAACCCTCTCCTGCAAAGGAAGTTTCGGCGATTTTCCATCGACCCCCGGGGGGAACACCTCCTATTGCCGGTCGATGGTCCTGGCCGACGCTAATCCCATCTGTTAGGCCGCGAAATGGGCAAATTCGACATGGTTTCAGACGAACCCTTGTGGGGTTGAAGGGACCTGAACGTGCCACTCGCCGTATCGTATCTCGATACCGTTTCAGACGAACCCTTGTGGGGTTGAAGGGAGGCGTTCAAACGGGCCGAGCAGCAGGTCGGAGTGTTTCAGACGAACCCTTGTGGGGTTGAAGGGAGAAGTATTCCGGCGTCGAGTCGGGGAAGGACGGGTTTCAGACGAACCCTTGTGGGGTTGAAGGATCGCTGACGCCCCGGTAACGCTGCTCGCGGTCGCGTTTCAGACGAACCCTTGTGGGGTTGAAGGGTTTTTCTGATGTTTCATGGCCGAAAAAGTGACCGTGTTTCAGACGAACCCTTGTGGGGTTGAAGGGGGGTCTTGGACAGGCGTACCCGTACGCGATCCTTAGTTTCAGACGAACCCTTGTGGGGTTGAAGGCCGCCATCGTTTGCCGTGAAAAACACCACCCGCTGGTTTCAGACGAACCCTTGTGGGGTTGAAGGATGGCCTCGACGGTCGGCTCGAACGCCTCCGCCATGGTTTCAGACGAACCCTTGTGGGGTTGAAGGTTTGTCGATGACCGTCACCGGGACGTGGTCGTGCAGGCGTTTCAGACGAACCCTTGTGGGGTTGAAGGCCGCTTCAGTTCCTGGGCAGCCTTCCGATTACTGATCGTTTCAGACGAACCCTTGTGGGGTTGAAGGGACCGTGACGAGATGGACGAGGTGGACGCTGACGAGGTTTCAGACGAACCCTTGTGGGGTTGAAGGGTCCACGGCAACACGGGCGTGGGCAAGACGCTCGCGTTTCAGACGAACCCTTGTGGGGTTGAAGGGGTAGGCACATCCCGCCGTAGGGCCACCCGCCTTTGAGCCCGTTTCAGACGAACCCTTGTGGGGTTGAAGGGACACACTGGTTTCTGGAAGATCGAGAGACGGAGGGTTTCAGACGAACCCTTGTGGGGTTGAAGGCGCAACGCGGATTCGCGGGAGATACGCACCCACGGCGTTTCAGACGAACCCTTGTGGGGTTGAAGGTCGCGACAGGCGTTGACCAACCTGTCGACGAACATGGTTTCAGACGAACCCTTGTGGGGTTGAAGGTCGACGTCTGCCGTGACGCTCACGTTGCCGTTCGAGTTTCAGACGAACCCTTGTGGGGTTGAAGGGATGATATCGCCCTCAGTGATCGGGCCGTCGATCGATGTTTCAGACGAACCCTTGTGGGGTTGAAGGTCGACCTCGACCATGGCGCTCTCGAACTCGCGGGCGGTTTCAGACGAACCCTTGTGGGGTTGAAGGCTCCTTGTCGAGGCGCTGGCCGTTCTCGCCGACGGGCTGGTTTCAGACGAACCCTTGTGGGGTTGAAGGGGTTCGAGCCGGGCGATGGTGACGTCGACGCTCACGAGCGTTTCAGACGAACCCTTGTGGGGTTGAAGGAGCTCGAAGGGGCCGGATCGAGAGGCGGGCGAGTGGCGTTTCAGACGAACCCTTGTGGGATTGAAGGGAATGGGAATACCGTCCAGTCGACCATCGACGGGTCGTTTCAGACGAACCCTTGTGGGGTTGAAGGGACGGTGATCAGCCGGATGGGTGGATTAGATCATCGTTTCAGACGAACCCTTGTGGGGTTGAAGGAGCCGAAGCCAGCGACACCACACGCCGGGAAGTGCTGGTTTCAGACGAACCCTTGTGGGGTTGAAGGAGAGGTGGCGCCGAATGATCGACGCCCCGTGGTGGTGGTTTCAGACGAACCCTTGTGGGGTTGAAGGCCACACTGCTCGTATCCAGTCCAGGATCCTCGGCCGGTTTCAGACGAACCCTTGTGTGGGGTTGAAGGCTTGAAGGCACTCAGGTCATCCAGTAGGCGCCCGATGTTTCAGACGAACCCTTGTGGGGTTGAAGGGCCTCGCCCTGCGTGATCGGCCGGACGCGGACGTAGTTTCAGACGAACCCTTGTGGGGTTGAAGGCCCTTGAGCGTAATGACGTCCTCTCGAATGAACGGAGTTTCAGACGAACCCTTGTGGGGTTGAAGGGCCGTGTCCGTTGTTATTGTCGCGTCAATATCGCCCGCGTTTCAGACGAACCCTTGTGGGGTTGAAGGGATGCGTGATCCCGGCGTCGGCTATGACCCCGACTAGTTTCAGACGAACCCTTGTGGGGTTGAAGGGAAGAAAACCCCGTAGGTGGCTTCACCGATGATGAAGTTTCAGACGAACCCTTGTGGGGTTGAAGGCGCGACAACGACACGGAGTGCATCGCAATCGAGGTAGTTTCAGACGAACCCTTGTGGGGTTGAAGGCGCGCGTACATCCCTGTCGACGGCCACCGCGATGAGAGTTTCAGACGAACCCTTGTGGGGTTGAAGGGAGTTTGGGCTGGGATCGGCGGTCGAGTTCCGCGCGTTTCAGACGAACCCTTGTGGGGTTGAAGGGGGTAGCGGTCGAGATACCGCCGGGCGATTGTGAGGTTTCAGACGAACCCTTGTGGGGTTGAAGGTGGTTCATTTTCTTGTTTCGGAGTACAGCGAAGTTAGTCGGCCGCCTCTCCGAGCGTTGTTTGTCCGTCCCCGAGCTCGGCCTTCCGCCGCCGCCGAAACGCCTCTCTCGCTTCTGGCTCGGAGTCAACAGCGACATAGGGCAGATTGAGCTTTTCGGCGGCAATCGCGGCGGGCGCGGTCCCGGCGCACGGGACGACCACTCGCTCCCCTTCGACGCACAGCGCTGAGAGCCACGTCTCGTATGGAGCGAGCGGTTTTACGGAACCCCATCCGTATCGGTTCTGCGGGCGGCGGGCAATCTGTCGGACGCTCTCTGACCAGCGCCGATCCGTGTCTCCTTTGTGAGCAAACACGACAGGATACCCTCCGGTCGCCCCGTACTGTCCGGGGGTGCTCCTGTCTGGAGTCCCGTCGGCGGCGGCCAGCGTCACTCCACCGACTTTTCTATATCCGTTCTGGTAGGTTTCTGCGGCGTTCCCCCAATTCTCGCTCAGATGGCTGATAAGTTTCGGGAGTAGCCAATCGTCAGCGTCTGCTATCAGCCATCCGCCGGGTTTGAGTACCTCTCGACAGGCCGAGAGGATCGACTTTGTCGTCTCAAAGTCATGGGTCGGATACTCGACGCCGAAGGCATCTCCACGCATCGGCCGCGCCCACGCATCATCCAGACAGACGACGGCCGTCGACTCGTCGGGCATCGATGCGAGCTCGTCGTGCGCGTCTCCGATTCGATATTCACTCATTTATTTTGAAACACACCGCAGTCACGCGCTCGCCCCTGTCAGCGTCGTCTGTTCGCCGCGGCCCTCAACGGCGTTGAGGATCGCTTGGGACAGTTCGTATGGGACTTTCGCCCGTTCCGCCGGGTCACGGGGGATCGCCTGCGCCGGGTGGTTCCCACAGCCGGCCTCTTCGCGCCGCCCCTTCGAGAGGTGACACGGGTCGCCGGTTGCACACCGGCGGTAGGTCATCCCTGGCGGATGGTCGCCCCACAGGTCGGTTGGCTTCTGATACCTCTCGCCGTACTGGCAGTATGTGACGCTGCCGGTCGGGCGTCCGAGGAACCGCCGAAGGTGCCCTTCAGGGTTCTCCAGCACCCAGTACTCCGGCGAGATCGCCCGGATCAACCCGACCGTGTGGAACACGAGCGCGACGCTCTCACGGGCGGCGGCCGTCTGTGGAGCTCCCGCGTCGTCCCAGTGCTCTTGCCACGCCGCCGCCTTGCTGAAGCAGTTGCACGGCGGCGAGGCGAGTATCAGGTCCGCGTCGGACAGGTCGTCGGGGCGGAGGTTGAGCACGTCCGCCTGGATGTCCGGCGCGAACCGTCCCTTGATGTCGACCGTCGTCACCTCCCACTCGGGCGAGTCCTCGAAGGCAGCGGAGAAGCCGCCGAGTCCGCTGAACAGATCGAGGACGGCCCTCCTGTCGTCCGATGTGTCAGATGTCATGGTTTTCTGGGCTTTGCTGCGGCTTTTTCGCCGTCGGCGGATGCGAGGTAGTGCTTGGTCTCGGTCTTGACGTGACTCCAGACGTGCTCGCACGACAGACACATCACGTTGTACTGGTCCTGCTGCTGTAGTACCCCGGCGCAGCCGGCTCGGGGACAGTCCTCGAAGTCCCAACAGCGTTCGTTGTTTTGGCTCATGAGTTTGGTATAGTGATTTGGGACGGAGTGGCTATTCGAACAACTCGTCGTAGACGCCCTCGACTTCGATCCCGCAAACGCGCTCCCACGGGTACGTCGAACGCTGGATCAACAGCACTTCGCCCTGGAGCGCGTTGAGTTCCGCCTCCACCTCCGGCGTGATATCGACGCCTTGGGCGCTCGCGTAGGCGCGGGCGCCGTCCTCGTCGAGTCGCGCCCAGTCGAAGACATGGAGCATCTGTGCGGCGCCCACTTCCATGTAGCCGACGACATCGTGCACTGCCGTCACTGACTCGCCATCCGGCCCGGCGACGGTCACGCGGATGCCACCGTCGGTGTCGACCGCGTTGGCGGGCGGTTCGTCGGCTTCACCGAATGTCCATCCGCACTCATCTAACAGCGGTTTGTGTCCTTGGTCTGTCATTCTCGAGGATCGTTTTGGAGTTTGAACAACCGGGTACCATCGTGGATACACACCACGACCTCGGCGGCTTCGAGCACTTCGAGTCGGTTGTAGATGCTATTCCGTGAGTACCCAGTCCAGTCGACGAGCGCGCCCTTCGTGGCTTGCCCGTTGTGCAACTCGTCCAGTATTGCCTCGTCGACCTGACTGAGATCGTCGGCGTCCATGTCCTTCGACTGTGCAGACGCCACATGCATAGTACCCACTCACCGCACTTAGACGTGTCGGTTAGCACACGATATCTACCATGGCTGAGTAGATGTGCAAATAGCACAAGTTATAAGATGCTCGGTGTTGTAGACGTAGTTGTGACTTGGAGCGCAGTGCCGCTCGCAGAAAGTGGCCGCGTGCGGAGACACGCGACGCGTGCCAGTCACGGACGCATGACCATGACGGCAACATCTGATCCGGTCCGACGCGAAAAGACGCTATCGGACCACGACGACGAATCGGACGGCGACTATCTCGGCCGCGACGCCGACGGCCACCGCCACTACTGGCACATGGGCCGCCAGCGGGTGACGGTCCGCGACGCGACGGGACAGCTCGTCCATCGCGCCAGGTCCCCCGAGCGCCCGCTCTCGCACTGGATCGCGTTCGTCGAATGCGAGGTCGGCGGCTGGGCCGAACTGCCAGGGTACTCCGATGCCGATCTCGCAGAGATGATCGAGGTGCGCGACGATGGCTGACCTGACCGCGCGCCAGGAGGCCGACGCCTACGTGCTCTACGACAGCCACGACCCGCAGGGCTGGATCGCCTGCGAGACGCCGGCGGATCTGGAACGGTGGCGATGAGCTGCCAGCGCGCTAGGTGTGCGACCTGCCGAGAGTGCGCGGCGCCGTTGCTCGTCCGCGAGGCCGTCGGCTGCGGGCTCTGTGCGGCCTGCGATCCCGACCGGAGCGCAGACGAACTCGCCGAGTGTCCGGTCTGTGGGCGCGTCGGGCTCCATGACAGGATTCGAAGGGGGATCTGTCACTGAGAATATCACAATCACCAACAGTACCAGCATAGCCAACATCTGAAGCGAGTAATACCAACATGGAACCACAAATCACCGACGAGACGGCAGACGTAATCGACTTCGAACAGCAAATCGCCGACGCACTCGCCGAGGCCAACGACCCGGAGAGCCACGTCGAGCGGGACGCCGAGACGTTCCACGCATCGCAGTTGGCGATGTGCGACCGGCAGTGCTACACGAGCAAGCTCGGCCTCAAAGACGACTCGGAGATCCTCGGTATCTTCCAGACGGGGACGCTCATCCACGAGTTCCTTGAAGACGCGTTCGCGCCTCGCCACGAGAACGAACCGGTCGACTTTGAGTGGCCCGTCGAATCGACGGACCTGCCGACGGGCATCACGATCACAGGCCGTGCCGACTGTGTTGACCGGCGCAACGGCATTGTCTACGACTTCAAAACGCGCAACGGATGGTACAACTTCGACCCGCCAGTCCAGCGCCACCTCGACCAGTTGTACTGCTACATGGCCGCGTTGAAAGGCGTCGACCGCGGGCGCATCGTCTACATCAGCAAAGGCGACATGGACGTCCGCGAGTGGCCTGAAGACGGCACGCTCGCGTTCGACGAGGAGCGCTACGACGAGCTGCTGTCGAAGGCCGACCGCATCCGCGACGCGATCGAAGAGCACGGCATCGCAGAGTCTGCGGATGACATCCCGTTCGACCCTTGTGGATGTTTCATCTGCGAGAACGAAACGCTCCGGCCCGACCGGTAAACGACGATACCTGTCCAACAGACTCTGACCGGCGAGGAAACGGACGGCGGCCACCGGCCGCCGTCAACACTGCTCGAATTCTTCGACTAAGTCCCAGCGCAGTCTTGCCAGTGGCCGTTGTGATTTTCAGCGAGACAGATTCGCAAAAGGAGTCTCGTGAGCTAACCACGGCGTGCTAGCGCGCCGTTGGAATTCCTTGGTTAGCTCTGATCGTCGCCGCGCTGCTGCTGTACGGACGCGGCGACATCGGCGAGCGTGACGTCCGCAAGCGCGACGTCAGGGGGTGAGATCTCCGATCCATCGTCGCCCGAGCTGCCGTCGTCGCCGTCGTCGGCTTCATCGCTGCCGTCCGAGCCATCCGATCCATCCGGGGCGTCCGACCCGTCGCTCGGGTCGTCGTCCGCCCCACCGTACTCGGCGGGGTCGACTTCGTCGCCGTCGACGAAGACGGTCGCGTCGCCGTTGAGTTCGAGCGCGGTGATCTCGCCGCTGAAGCGCCCCCCGTCGGTCCCCGACAAGACGACGCCATTCGCTTCGGCCGTCCCGAAGGTATCCTCCGAGTCGTTCGTCCCCTGCGCCGAATCGTGGGTCAACGACCCGTCGACGACGACGCGCCACGTCGCACGGCTGCCGGTCCCCTCGATCTGGAACGTGTGCGGATAGGGGTTCGGTGCGGAGTCGGTGCTGTCGTCGCCGCTTGGAGTCTCGTCTGGCATGTCTGGATCGCTCTCGAAGGGCGTCGCTGCACGGGGGTCGTATTCGGTCGGTTGCTCGGCATCGCTCTCTTCGAGCCCGGTGACGGCCGTTCCATCCCCGGTATAGAGAGTCTCGCGTGCGATCTCGACGCAACAGTCCGTCAGCGTGCAGTGCTCGCGGCGATCGTGGTCGAAGACGTGCTCGACGCCGGCGGCCCCACTGATGTCGACGCTCGCCCAGTGGATGGCGCTGTCCTCGCCGTCGACCCACTCGTACTTGTCCGAGCCGTAGTCGGCGTTTTTGTGGATGAAGGGCCGGCCCTCATCGTGTTGGATGCGCGTGTCGCGGATCGTGACGTCGCCGCTCGTGAGATGTGTCCGGATCGACGTCGACGAGGTGTCCGTCGACCGGCAGATAAAGTCACAGTCCTCGATGACGGCGCCGGTCTGATTGTAATTGATTTGCGTCGCGACGAGACAGTCGTGGGCTGCGGTATACGTCCCCGAGTAGTGGTCGATCGCGTCGTGGTCCTGCACCGAGACGCAGTTCCGAACCGACGACTGCCCGCCGATCCGGAAGTTCGCCATCGCGTTATTTTTGTGATAGCAGCGGATGAAATGCGAGGCCGTACCGTGACCTTGCGTATACCACGGTACGTCGCCGGGTTCGAGTTCGATGTAATTGTCTCTGAAAAATAATTCTCCTTCGTGGTGGTAATCCACGATCCCCATTCCCTTCCCCACGAGATGGGTCCCCATGTGAGCAGAGCCGATGCTTTCGACGCGCTCGACCCAGCCCGGCGCGTCGGCTTTGATCCGGACGTTGCATTTCCAGTCGTCGCCGGTCTCCTCGGCGGGCGTGAAGCCTGTCCAGCGGATGTCATGAACCCACAGTGGGCCTTTCGGCGCGAGATTGATCCCCGGGCCGCTGGTGTCTTCCCCCTCGCCGTAGTCGGCAACGAAGCCACCGACTTCGATGGGGCCGGGCGCGCCGAAGGCTTTGACGAGCCAGCGATGATTGCCGTCGGTTTCGACGACGCACTCGGCGCCACTGCCGAGGAGTCGATAGTGCGCGAGGTCGTTGTGCTGCTGATCGCTCGTCAGTCGATGTACCCCGGGCTGCAACTCGACGCGCGTATGACTCTCCAAGGGGATCGGCGCCCCTGGCTCGACGGTCACGGTATTCCGGATATCCCACTCGATCGTCTCGCGGGGGTCCGGGGCGGATACTGTGCTAGGCATATGGCTGCTTGTGGGTTGGTTGCATCACTCGCCGTGGCCGAGGCCACGGCCGTGGATTTCGATGATGCCGGTTGCGGCGCCGCCGCCGAAGATGTTGATGCGCGAGACCGCCGCCGAATCGACGGCGAAGCTCCCGCTCATCAGATAGTCGGGATCGTAGCCGACGCCGGGGTCACGCATCGAAATGTTGGGGTAGTGAAACCCGTTCGAGACGATCTCGCGGGGGCAAGAGATCACAAACTCCTGAACGCAAAAGCCCGCCCCGTCGGGATTGTTGGCGCCCGCGTCCGTCCCCATGAGTTTCCCCCATTCGGTCTGATCGGATGACGACCCCGACCCCGTGTTGTTGTTGGCGTCCCAACTGTCGTACTGATAGTTCGACGACGACGACCCGTTGACGCGGCACCGGTTATAGTCCTCGGCGTCCGTATGCGACTCCTTGTAGGCGATGACGTAGTACTGCGCGTAGGTCTCGCCGAGCGCCCCTGTATCGAGCGTGAGCGGCGTCGTCGCGTCGGCGTCGTACGTGCTGGCGATGAGGACGCCCTGTCGCGGGGCGTGACCGAGCGGCCGGCGGTCGTCGACGTCCGTCACGCCGCTGCCGTCGTCGGCGACGTCGGCGATCGGGATCTTGGGGTCGGCGGCCGCAAACTCCGAGGCTGGCCCGAAGAGGAACGTGTCTGTCTGACTCTGGTCCTTACCGAGATAGAGCGTCGTCGTCGTGCTAGTGCCGGCAAGCGTGTGCGTGTGCTCGGCGGCCGTGCTATCGTCCGATCCGAGCCAGGCGCCGCCGATAAAGCCCTCGAACGTGTCGATGCTGACGTCCAGCGATGTCGCCGACGTGGTGATCGCGGCGGCGTTCAGCGGTGCGCCAGCCAATCCTTCGTCGGAGGCGTTGATGTCCTCGTTTGCGGGGACGATCCAGTCGGCATCGGCCCACCGCGCGGTCGCCGAGAGGGACTCGTGCGTGACCTCGCGACTCGTTGACGGAGTTACAATGACTGTCATTAATTGTCGGAGTGGCTAACCGTGATATTTATCGACAACGCGAACGTTGAGTCCTTCGAATACGACTGGCTCAGCGCGGCGTGCTGATACATCTCGCCACCCTCGCTAAAAACGCCGATCTCGCTGAGGGTATTGCCGTTTTGCTCGTTCGAAGAAAGATATTCGTCGAAATTGGTGTCCTTACCCGACGACGAGACGTCGGTGATGCGGAGGCGCTCGCCAACCTCGTTGTTCATCGCCGTGTCCGACGTCAAGAACGACGAGGTGTCGTCACCAAAGGCGATCTCGTTGGGAGGGTCGAGACGGTCGCCGTCGCCGGGCTCCAGCGTCAGGACCGTCGCGTAATACTCGTGGAGCGCGTCGCAGGTGACGTTCGCGACCCGCTCGACGGTCTCGGGCGCGGCGGCGTGCTCGCAGTAGCGCCGCCGGGTGTGCTTGGGCCAGTCGTCCCAGCCAGGATAGCGGTCCCGCAGCGCGTCGATGTCGTAGCGAGTGATGCGGATGTTGGCATCACAGACGGTCGTGGGGGCAATGTCGACACTCATGCAAATTCGGATTTGTTGAAATCATCGCCGGAATTGAACGACGCTACGGGGTCGGTGATCGTCGTCTCCGAGACACTATCCGAGGCACCGACTCCCTCATCGGGGACGTTCTCGACACGACGCTCGGGGGCATCGGGCGGCCGGCCCTGTTCGACGTCGGTGACGCGCTGCTCGAGTTGCTGGATGAGCCGGGCGACCCGGCGGGCTGAGTGAGTCATCTTGATAGGTCGGGCTGAGCGCGTCAGGCGAACCGGGCGACCGACTTCAGTTCCACCTCAGTTTTGAGCGTCGCGCCGTCGTAGGCGTGGTCGATCCCGGTGGCGACGTAGTCGCCCTCGGCGCGGAGCCAGTCATACTCAAGCGTGATGACGTCGGCGACGCTCAACGCGTGGGCGCGACGCGACGCGGCGCCGGCCGGCCCGTATTCTAGTTTGGGCTGTGATCGGCGGTCGAGTTCCGCGCGGGCGCGATTGCGGGCGGCATCGAACGACCGGAGATTGTCGTCGGCGATCGTCGTGTCATGCGCCCGGTAGGCGGTCTCCGACCGGGCGGCTGAGAGCGCGACGATGACGGGTTTGCTGAAGTGCACTTTATACGCGGGCTCACCCGTGCTGCTGTTCTGGCCGACCGTCTGGCCGTCGCTGCCGGTCGCGTCGACGATGAGATGCGGGCTGTCGTTGGGGCCGAGGATGTGCTCCCCGAGCTGGAAGGTGAGCCAGCCGTCATAGCCGTCCGGAACGGCCTGGGACTGGCTCGCCAGATCAGAGTCGGTATCGCCTGGCGCGACGGGGTTCCCCGCGCCATCGTCGCTTTGCAAGCGCACGCGAAGGTTGTCGTCGCTGCCGGCGTTCTTGATCGCATAGACTTCGACGCGGGGGTGTTCGGGCTTGCGCGAGGAGATGCGGGTCGTCAGGCGCGTCGTGTCGGTGACGGTCGTGCTCGTGTCGTGCGTGGTCTGCTCGTCGTCGACGTTCTGCGGGTCGACGCCCCCCTCGGCGCGCACCTCGTTGACGAGATCGCCCGCATCCGAGGCGTGTTCGAATCCGCCCGCGAAGTCCGCCCGGTCCGCGTCGGCCGTCCACTGCGGGGCAAGATCCGACAGCGACTGCATCGTCAGCGCCTCGTCGACGGCCCCTAGGATCCATGACTCGCCGGTCGCGTCGTGGGCGAGGCGGGCGAGATCGGCGACGGCCTTGTTCGCTCTCTTCTTGTCGATCGAGTAGTCGACCGTCGCCGCGATTGTCGGGAGCTGTGAGCGGTCGACATCGGGGACGGATTCCCGGAGGACGGTATCGAGATGGGCGTCGGCCGACCCCGCAATCGGCGCGTCGAGTGCGGCGTATTCGTTGACCGTTCGGGCTCGTAGCCTGTTGAACACGAACTGCTCGACGTCGAGCGTGAGTGTCGATACTGAGCGCGCCCCCGAGACCGTCCAGTCGGTGACGATCAGCGTGGGGTCGACCGTCCAGGTGCCAGTGCCGAGCCCGCCGGCGCCGAACGGTGCCTCGCCGAAGGCGAATGAGCGCCCGCCGCCGGCCCAGGCGACGCGGAACTCGAGTTTGTCGCCGACATCGATGGCGGGCGCCCCACTCGTATAGGCCCCATCGGCGTTGTCGATGGTGATCGAGCCCTGGGCGACGTCGCGGCCCGCCCGCTCGGCGACGCTCGCCGAGATGATGTCCTCGCCAGGGACGCGACCGTCGGCGATGCGCGCCGTACTCCCCGGCGCCGTGACCAAGAGTTCGGCGTCGATAGTGTGGAGCATCTATCCTCGCTGGTAGGACTGGGCAACGTCGTCGGTCGTCACGGAGGCGGCGTCGGTGGCGTGTGATTGGGCCTGGCTCGTCGAGAGTTCGGAGACGTCGGATTGCGATGCGAGGTCGGCGAGTGCCGTCTCGGAGCCACGCACCCACGCCACCCACTGCGGCGAGACAGCACCCCGGAAGCCAGCGTAGCCGGCGATACCGCCAATCTCTTTGACGTAGTCCGGCCGGCGAACCGCGTCGGCGCCAGTCTGGTCGATGGTCTCAGGGATGCGATACCAGCCGGCCGTGAGTGCCGTGCTCATAGGAGATACCAGTCGTCGAAGTGGCAATCATCCGACGAAGTGGCGTTGTTCCGCCGGCGGAAGCCGATGCCTGTTGCGGTCGCGTGATCGGCGTCGTTGGCCGAGAGCGTCGTGATGGTCGACCCATCGGTCGTATCGACGTACTCGACGGTGATGTCGTTGTCCGCGCCGCCGAGCGTCCCGTCGTCCCACGTGACGGTCACTTCGATCCAGTCGCCCGTCGGCGGCGTGACGTTCGTAAACGCCAGTCCTTCGACGCCGTTGGCGTCCGTCGTCTTGTTGATGACGGCCTGATCGTTATTTGAGTCGATGTAAGTGAAGTAGTTGGAGTTGCCGTCAGCCACGCCGAAATAAAAGTACGCCCGGATGTCGAGGTCGAGATGGAGGTACCCTCGGGCCCGATTGCCCTTGGCGAAGTAGTTGTCGAGGCCGCTCTGTGAGAGAATCCGGCCGTTCGTGTCGCCGCTGAGGATGTAACTCCCGTCTTGGGGGGTCGGCGATGTCGAGAAACTGTAGTCGGCCGTCTCACCCGTGTACTCACTCAGATCCTGGTCCTCGAAGGAGTCGATGACGGCTTTCGACGCAACCACTGTCTGGGCGACGCCCCCCGACGTGAGGACGGCGCCCGTCTGTGTCTGTCGAACGCCTGGCATGGATGATTAGTCGATGTAGCCGCGGACGACCGGCGTCGCGTCGATCGGGCCGCCGGTCGCATTGGCGACCCGCACGAGGACGGTGTTCCCCGCGCCGGCCGTGTACGTCGTCCGGTCGGTACTGCCGAGTGTCACGGACGCCAGCTCCGTCGCCGCGCCGGCGTCGTAGATATCCAGATCCGCCGACGTGGAGCCCCCGCCGCCTTTCTGGTGGAAGGCAAGCGCCTCAACGGTGACCGCGCCCGTCCCCGGAACGATCCGCATGACCTCCTCGTCGGCGAGGCCGTCGGCCCACTCGGTGTGGCCGGGGCTGTAGTTGAGGCGTTCCTGCACCTCGAGATTGTCCGCCCCGTCGTCGACGAGGCCAGCCCCCGCGAAATCCGTCGGCTCGACGGTGAGGTTATCTGACCCGTCGGTCTTGACGCCCGTGCCGAGATTGACCTGGAGGTTGTCGACGCCGTCATCGGAGAGGCCCGTCCCGGCGAAGTGTGCCGGCTCGACTTTGATATTGCCCGCGCCGTCGTCTTTGACCCCATTGCCGAGGTCGACCTGGAGCGCGCCGTTGGCATCCGTCGAGAGAAACGTCCCGATGTTGACCTCGAAATTGTCCGCCCCGTCATCGGCGAGGGCCGTCCCCGCGAAGTCCGTCGGCTCGACCGTGAGCGTGTTGGAGCCGTCGTCTTTGAGCCCCGCGCCAGCAATGGCGGCCACGTCCAACCGGGTGTCCGCCGTCGTCCGCCAACCCGTAGCATCCGACTCAAGTGCAACCCCGCGCTCGGTGGTGATCGTCTTGTCTGCCGTCGACCCGTCGATGGTCGACTGGACGGTATTCCCGTTCGAATCCGTCGTATCGGTCTGTGAGAGTGTGACGGTATTCGTCGCGTCGACAACGACGACGCGGACGTCCTGCCCGCCGGTCGGCTCGGGGAGCGTGACGGTGACGGCCGCCCCACTCGCATCGACCCACACCGACTCCCCATTGCTGATGGCATAGGGCGAGTCGGTATCGTCGATCGCGGTCTGGAGGGCGACGTCGCCGACCTTGTGCCACGCAGCGTCGTCGTTGTAGGACAGATAGACTTGCCCGCCATCGTCGCCGCCGTCGGTCACGACATAAAATCGGGGGGCGTCCGCCCCCGCCGCCGACCGGCCGCCGAGCGTCCCCGCGTCGACGAGCTTGCCGTCGAGGTACTTGTCGTCTAACGCCCATGTCTGCAATGCGTCCCCCCAGTTGACCGCCGACGGGTCGGCGATCGTTACGGCCTTTGTCTCGCCATCGGCTGGCTCATCCTGTCCATCTCCCGGCGTCGGGATCGAATGTCGTGCGGAAAACCGTCCTGGGCTTGTCATCTGTCTTACAAGTGTGCGTTAAGCTCGTCGTAGATCGCTTCGGCCGTGTCGTCCGCGTCCTCGACGCCGTGGAATTCGTTGTTTTTCACGACGATCTGCGGGGTGGCCCCGCCGCCACCCGTGTCGGCGGTAACTTGCTCAAGCGCGCCGGAGAGTGCGCCCGCGAGGACGTCCTCGCCCTCGGCGTTCAGCGGGATGACGGCCTCGTCGTCGCCCGCCTCGCCGATGACGGCGGTCGTCGGTTCGGTGACGATGCCGCCGTGGGCGAAGCCCTTGGTCGCGCCACTCGGCCCGTCGACACCGTCGCCGTTGGCCGCGTCCCGACGGTTCCGGTCGGCCCGCGCCGCCGCTTGGGCCGCCGAGTCGGCCGCCGACTTCGCACTCGACAGTGCGTCGGAGGCCTGACCCGCCGCGCTTTCGGCGGCGCCGATGATCGACGACGCGATGCTTTTGACGGTCGACAGCGCGCTCTCGAACGCCGAGACGACGTCGCCAAGGAACGATTCAGCCTCCGAGACGACATTGCTGCCGAACGTTGACCAGTCGTCCAAGAAGCCTGAGACAAACGACGACAGGGCCGACCGGATGTCGGAGAACATCGTCCCGATGATCCCGCCGCTCCCGCCGCCGATGAGTTGCGACGCCAAGTTCGTGGCGGCGCTGATGACGGCGTCGATAAAGCTTGACTGGAAGAACGAGAGGAACGACGAGACCCACGACTCGGTGAAACTCCGAATCGCGCTAAACATCTCAGGGATGATCGACCCGCCGATGAGCGTCTGACGGAGGAATTCAAAGAATTCGATGAAGTTCTGTATGAACTCATTCCGTAGCCAGTCCAGAAAGCCACTGCCCCACTTCTGTGCGAAGTTGAGAATACCGTCGAACGTCCGTTTATAGAACTCGGCGACGGCCGTCCACGCCTCTTGCCAGTCACCCTGGATGACGTTAAGCGTGACGCGAATCGCCGTCGCAATCGCATCCAGCGTCGTGTTCAGGAACGAGCCGATGGTATCAAAGGCGAATCTGACGATGGTGACGACTTCGTCGCCCCACGCCCGCCACAGTCCCGCGATGACCGTCAGCGCCGGGCCGATAATCGTCTTGATGACGTTCATCGTCGTCCGCAGGCGATCCGTCAGGACGTTGTAGGTCTCGACGACTTCGCGGAGAATCGCCGCGCCGTGCGTCTGCCACAGTTGGAGAATTGAGCCGAGAATCGGCTGGACGACGCTCGTTCGGAGTTCCGCAAGGACATTTCGAATGACTGTCAGGACTTGTGTGAAGATACGGCGGGCGTCCGCGACGAGGGGTTGGATCTGCGTAGTCCAGACCTGCCGGACGCGCGTGAGTTCCCGCTCGGTGACGGTCCGGATGTTGAGGATGTTGTTCGTCCAGACCGTATTCAGCGCCGTAATCGCGCCGGCGGCCGTCGTCGTTGGCGTCGTTAATCCTGCGATGGCGACGCCGACTTTTCCGAGCGTCTGGATCGTCGGCCGGCCCTGCGCGTCGAGATAGCCGAGTTTCTGCCCGAGCGTCTGGATCGGCTGGAGGAGTGGCCTGATTGCGCCGAGGACGGCCTGGCGGTGTTGCTGCCACAACTGCGCCATCTGGCCCAGTGCATCGCGGACGATGCCCTCGACTGTGCCGAGGGCATCGCGGAAGGGTTTCGGAAGTCGTTGCCGGAGCGTGCCGGGCACCTGGACGAACGCCGAGAGGCCTTGCTGGAGTGGTTGCTTGAGTGCCGCGAGCCCCTGCGAGACGGCTTGCCTCGCCCGGTCGAACATCAGCGAAAACATCCGGGCGAATGCCCCGATGTTGCCCTCAACGGCAGCGTTGAGCGCGGAGAGGCCGAGGGCGAGGACGTCCTTCATCGTCGCCATCGCATCGCGGAGCGGTTGCGGGAGGCGCTTGGCCTGGGCTGCGACGGTGGTCTGGAGTCCGATGAGCCCCTGTTTGACGACGGGTTTGATCGCTGTGAGCCCGGTCGCGACGGCCTGCTTCGCCTGGCCGACCATCATCGTGAACTTCTGGGCGAACGCGTTGGCATTCCCCGCAATAAGTGCATTCAGTGCAGACAGCCCCTGCCCGAGTGCACCCTCTACCGCAGTCATGAATTGGGTGACAGAGGCGGTGACGCGCTGGCCGTGGGCCGCCCAGGCGGCTTCGAGTTGTCGGAGGGCTCCCCGAATCGCTTGGAAGGCCGACGTCATGCGCGCGATGAGTCGGTCGGTGACAAGGGCGATCACAGGTTCGAGCGCAGCTTCGACGCGAGCCTTGAATCGGTCGAAGGCATCCCCCGCCGCCGCGACGGCCGGGCCGAAGACCTCGCGGAACGTGGTCGCCGTCGCCGCGGCCTGCTGGCGCGTGTAGAGAAGGACGGCCTCCACCATCGTTCGGATCCCGGCGAAATTAGTCTTGAACGCCGCTGCCAGTCCGAGAACGGCACTCGTGAGAGCTGCCGCAGGCGCGAGGACAGCACTCGTCGCGCCAGCCATCGCCGTCAGCGCCGGCGTGGCCGCAGAAATGGCCGGGTAGAGCCCAACGAACGCCGTTGCCAGCCCGCCGACGACGCCGACGAGGCCAGCGATGACGCCCGCCATGCCGTTGGTCGCAGAGTTGAGGTCAGCGAAGCGGTCGACCAGTCCACGGAGCGCGCGGATGGCGTCCGTCACATACGGCAAGAACACGTCGCCAGTCTGGATCGCAACCGCGAGAATCGACGATTTGAGTTGTTTGGCCTGCTTCTTGGCCGTATCCATCGCCGCCTCGAACTCGCGTTGGAGCGAGGCGTTCTCCTTGAAGGCCGTCTTGGAGGCATCCAGGTTCTGATTGAGCGTATCCATGTTCGTCGACAGGTTGGTCAACGCCTGTCGCGAGAACGAAGTGAGCGTCGAGCGAAGCCCCTCGGCATTTACTCCCCCTTCCTTCATCGTCGTCGCCATCCGCTTGATGACCTCGACCGGGGAATTGTCCCGCATCCGGCGGAACTCCTCGTTGGTCATCCCCAGCTCCGTGGCGAGTTCGTTTGCCTTCTTGGGATCCATCATCTCCTGGGCGATCCGGCGCAGCCCACGCCCGGCCTTGCTCGCCGACTGATAGGTCTCGTTCAGCGTCGCACTCAGAGCGGCGATCTCGGTCTGGGAGGCGCCGAGCGCATTCAGCGACGACGCCGAGTTCATCATATTCGAGACGATCTCCGAACTCGACGTCGCGCTGATATTTGATAATTTATTGATGGATGAGCCCAGATTTTCCATCTTCGTGATGGGCGTATCGGTCAGCGTCGAGAGTTTCGCGAAGGACTCCCCGACTTGGTCGACGCTCATATCGGTCGCCTCAGACATCTTCACTGCCGTCCGAGTGAAGCTCTCAATGTTCTTCTCGGCGACGCCAAACCGCCCCGCCTCGGCGGCGAGGTTCGCAACCTCGTTCGCGGTCGCTGGGAGATCTTTTGAGAGTTGGATGATGTTTGACCGGAAGTCACTGGCGAAGGTCGAGGACGTGACCTTCTCCAATTCGACCATGTTAGACTCGAAGTCAGCGGCGGCTTTGGTCGCGCCCGCGAGCGCGCCGGCACTCAACGCTGCGAGTGCGCCGCCCGCCGCCCCGACGCCCGCCTTCAGTGAGTTTACCGACCGCTCGGCGGTCTGCATACTCTGGGCGAGCTGGCTGACGCCGTCGCTCTCGACTTTCGCTCGCAGGACGTATTCAGTCGTTCCGCCGAGTGGCATGGTGAATTGAGGAAAAACGTCTTGCTTGTGACTGCGTTACACGGGGCTATGGCCGACTTCGTCTGTGCCGAGTGTCGCGAAGAAATCGACCGCGAAGCAACGACGTGCCCGCACTGCGGACACGAAGGCGCCGAGGTGAGCGCCGCCTACGGCGTCGCGCAGTTTCTCGTCGGGGGAGTACTGACCGCGACCATTATCGGGGCGATCATCGGTATCCCGCTGATGCGCCGTGGGATGCGCCGGGCGAAACGGGCGGGCGAGTCCTCGCCCGGAGTTGAGGTCTAGCGCCACCCCATCTGGCTCGCGCGGTCGCCCTTGTTGCCCGGCGTGGGGCCGCTCTCGGTCGTCTCGCTCTCGCCGCGGGCCTCGTTGCGCCGGCGTTCGAGGCGCTGGGTTCCTTCGAGGATATCGTCAATCTCGCCGCGCGTAAGCCTGTAGTAGTCCGGGTAGCCGACGCCACAATCGAGGAGCTGGGCGACGAGATCCCGCTCGTCGTGGTCGTCCAGTGGGTCGGTGCCCCGTCCCGACTGATGCTGGGCGAACGGGCTGTCGTCGTGGTCGGCCGGGGCGCTGTCGTCAAACGTCGACTCGTCCCGTTCGTCCCGCTCAGGTGACTCGTCGAGAAGGTCGCTCGCGACGAAAATCGCATATTCGAGCAGTCGCGGAATCCCCGGACGCATCCGGCGGACGTCCCCCGCCGTGACGTCGCCGAACCCCGCCACGAGCCCGCCAAAGCACTGTTCGAAGAGATCTGCCCGGACCCCCGGCGTCGCGGGCGCCTGTCGGTAATAGATAATATCGCCGTATTCGAGTGGGCGGCCATAGGCTTCGCCGAGATGGGGGATCCACATCGGCCGCGGGATGACGTCCCCACGGGCGTCGTGGGCCGCCCGCCCCCCGACGTCGACGGCAATTAGTTTCCCGCCGGCGTCGCGGTCGCCCCCGACTGGTCGACGTCAAAGTCGACGTGGGGGGCAATCGCCCGGAGGAGTTTGTCGGTCATGCCCAGATGCATCCCACGGACGTCGTCGCCGTCGAGGCCGTCGAACCCCGGCGAGACGTAGTGCTCGCGGATGATTTCCGCGAGTTGGCCGTTGCCGAACTCGGCCTCGCCGTCGGTCATCTCCTCGGCAATTTCCTCACTAGCGTAGTAGACGAGTGCCTCACCCATGCCGGGGATCTCGACTTTCTGTTCGTCGTCGGGGACCTGCGTGTCGTCGAGGTCCCAGTCCGCTTCGAAGTCGTCGGTGTCGTGGCTGTCGTCGGTCATAGTATGGGAAAGAGGGCAGCAGGAGCGGAGGACGGAACGGAGCAGAGGGCGCCGTCAGCGGCGCTGGCGTTACGACGAGGCACTGATCGAGAGGGCCGGCGAGCTACCCGCGATGAACACGATCGACTGCTCCGCGAAGTTCTCGCCAGCCGTCCGTGAGCGGGGGCTCTCGGAGACGCGCGAATCGTTGTACGTGAACGTCTCGGCGTCGTTGCTGTCGAAGCCAAAGACGAGGTCCTCCTCGGTGCCGCGCATGTTCTCAAGAAGGCTAGTATGCGAAGTCGTCTCCCCGTCGACGGTGAGCGTCGCCTCGGAGGTGCGCATCCCCGCGTGCATCCGCTGCTCGCGGGACTCCGAGAGCGGCGTCCGCGTGATGTCGTTCGAGATCGACAGCTCGGCGGACTGAACATCGCCGACGGCCTCGAACGGCGACCCGGCGGGGCGCTCGATCGAGAGGTTGCCGGGGTTGTAGAAGTCCGTGCCGATGGCGGCGGCGTGCGACCCGGCGCCCAGCAGCGGGATACCGGGGTCGCCGTACGTGTTGCCGTACGAATTGCGGCCGTACAGCACCGCCAGCAGTTCGCCGGGCGCGCCGGCGCCGTCGTCCTCGTAGATGAGGATGTCGCCGTCGTGGTCGGCGGTGTCGCCCGACCCGTCTTGGACCTCGATCGCGTCGATCGACGCGAACGTCGTGGTGCCGGTGACGGTCGTCGTGGCGTCGGTCCCGTCGGTCGTGTAGGTGTGGGTCGTCGTCGCGCCGTCGTTCTCGACGACGACGTCCAGGCCCGTGTCGCCGCTATCGGTCGACTGGACGTGCAGTTCCAGGGCACTCGTAGGCTGGTCGATCTGATACGATCGGAAGGACTCGACGGACAGCGAGTTTTCGAGTTCCCAGATCTCGTCCTCGGGGTTGGCTGTTCCCGTGACCTCGGAGACGAGAGAGCCCTTCGCCACGCTATAGACGCGGGCCTCGCGGCGAGTCGCGCCACTCGTGCCGTTATATCGATGTTCGACGGTCGACTCGGACTGGACGGTGACGCCGCTGCCGACGTCCCCCGAGCGCATTCGCTCGACGATCGTCAGACTCCCCGGAAGGTTGTTCGCGGCGTCGCGTGTCAGCCCGTAGGCCGCGAGATCCTGTGGGTCGCCATTCGCGTCGTTAAACCACTGCTGCATGTGGTACGCGACCGTCAGTTCGGGGGCCTCCATGCCGTCCTCGACGTCGGGATCGGCCTCCCCGAGTTGGGCGTGTTCGACGGCCTGCGGGCCGAGACTACCGGGCTCGAAGGCCGTGTATCTGTCCGAGGCGATCTGCCAGTCGGGGTCAGTCGGCGCGACGCCCTGACTGGGCTCAACGGCATACTCGATTCGCGTGGGGTTGAGGCCCCCTTCTGTGATAATCGGCATTGGATTGTGACTGTCTTGTGGGTAGCAACGTCAAGGACCGCGAGTGGTGAGCGGGCGATGCTACGGCGGCGTCCGGCGACGGCGGTAGCCAAGCTGGACGAGCGCGCTATAGCGCGGGGAGTCGGCGTCGCGGTTGACCCGGCCAAGCGGTTCGGCGATCGGCTCGACGTCCGTCAGCAAGAGCTCCCCCGTCGCCGAATCCGTGACGTGGTCGGCGGCGTGTATGATGCGATAGACCTCCCACCCGATCGTCTCGGCGAGTTTCGAGGCGTTCTCGGGGAGGTCGGCGCTGGTGCCGGAGTAGGCATGCACGTCCACCCGGCCGCGATGCCAGTTGGTGGTCCCGGAGCCGTCGCCGGCGATGTACTGATCCATCGCCTGGCCGGCGACGGCCGCCAACGCCAACTGCGGGAAGTCCTTGCTCTCGTCGTAACTCCCAAGGTGGACGTCGAGATGCTTGGCGTCGCTTTCGGCCAGCGTCGGATCGTAGTCGGCCGTGTTGGCTGGATTCCAGTTGGCGATCAACTCGTCGCCGAGGGCGATCCGAGCGTTGTCTTCTTCGAGAGCCATGCAGTGCGATCAGGATAGGGCCGGTCAGGGCGTCGACAGGCGGTCGGCGTCGAGACGCCACAGCGGGCTGGCCGAGGGCTGGATGCCTTTCACTCGATATCGGGTCCCCGTCACTCCGTCGACGATCTCGCTGGCCCGCTCGTCGTCGGCTTCGCCATCGACGAACGTCGCTTCGTCGGGGTCGACGACGAGGATCACGTCACGCCGGAGCGTCCGCCCCTCCTGGCCACTCTGCTCGATCGCCTGGCCTTCCGTCTCGACGCGGAGCGTGATGCTCGTCCCCGCGTCCTCGGTCCAGCCGTCGTCCCCGCCGCCGGTATCGTCGTGCCAGTCGCCGGCGCCGCTACTCGACTGCGTGTAGTTGTAGACCGTCCCTGCGTGGCCGGCCTGCTGGTGGAGCCGTTTCACCGGCGCCTGGAGCTTGTCGAACGGGTTAGACATGAGTCAGAGTTTCTGCGCGCGGTAACTCGCCCTCAGATTGCCGGTTAGAACCGGTGTGCGGGCCTTAATCTCCCGCTCGAGTTGGAACGCCGTCAAGCGCAGAAACTCATCGATGTCGTCGGCGCCGGCGGCAAGCCGCGCCATCTGCGCCTCCGTGGCGTCGATGCCGGGGCGGACGTGGGGCTGGGCCGCCATTTTGTACGTCCCGAACTCAACCGGCGGAGCGTAGCGGACGTTCGTCCCGACGACCCACTTGTCGGTGGCGGTGAACATGTCGACCGTGTCGGCGATGGCGTCGGTGAACGCTGCGGCGCCGAGGAGAGACATTCCGGCCATGATGGCTATCGTGTGATGGTGAACGAATCGTCGGTCGACGCAATGCGGTCGTCCAGCCGGACCGCCTGCGCCCAGTACGGCGACGGCTCGCCATCGGGTCCCTCCGGGCCGTCGTAGGACACTTCGGCGTCGCCGTCGGCAACACTCTTGACGCGGTCGTCCGTGTTCGCTCCTGTCACTTTCGAGAACGCGAAGTGAGCGGCGACGAGGATTTCGAGGTTCGTCAGCAACCACTCATCGCCTTCGTTCGGGAGGCGTTTGTTGACGACCCGAGCGGCGCGTTCGAGCCACCGATCGCGGATCTCCGACGCTGCGAGCGAGCCATCCAGTTCGGTGCTGACGTCGTTGGCCGTTGCGCGCGGCGTTGGCGCTGCCATTGTGGATCAGTCCTCCCCGTGATAGGGGCACTCGTCGGCCGGGCGCTCGCAGATCTCCCCGTCGGACATCTCCGCCCCACAGATGGCGTCCGGTGGCTGGCCGTCGTCCGAACTGGCCGTCGTGTCGGAGGAGGCCTCATCGTCAACCGCCCCGTCGTATTCGAGATTCGGGTAGTACTCGGCGAGCCGGCGGGCCACGGCTTCGTCCGCGACGGTGAAGCCGCCGTCCGTGACGGTGACGGCGCCGTCAGGATGGCGGCCGAGCGTGAGCGGGCCGCTATCCATCCCGTCGACGCGCAGGCGATGGCGAGACATGGGCAGTCAGATCAGCCCTGGACGCGGACCGCGGCCTCGTCGCGCTTGCTGGTCCATCCAAGTGCGGACTTGATCTTGAGTTTGATCGAGTCGGAGTCGAAGTCCGTCTCCTGGTCAGTGGCAATGCCCTGCCACTGACCTTCGAAGCCGAACTCGTCGGAGTCGACGACGATGCACTCGTTGGCGCCGACGTCGACGTTGGTCGTGAACATGAAGTCCAGGCCGGCGTACGCCCCGAACTGGCCGTTCTCGACCGCCTCGTCGCCGAGATCCGTCCCGCGCTCGGCGAGATTGGTGACGATGTCCTCCTTGCCAGTCGGGCCGAACAGCGCCATGTCGGCCGTAAAGCCGTCCTCGCCGCGCGTCGACAGCTCGGTCACGCCGGCGTAGACGTCGCCGAACGTGAGGTTGCCGTCGTTGTTGCCGACGGCGCTGCCGGCCGGCGCGGCCCCGTCAAGGACGGAGAACGCGGCCCGGTCGAGTTTCTTCGCCATGTTCTTCGCGTGGCCGCCGTAGTGGTCGGCCACGAGGTCGAAGATGTTGTCGTTGACGTCCTCCTCGGGGATCTTCGAGCCCTTTTTGAAGATCTGGCGGGCGAGAACCGGGCGACCGTACTCTTCGCGGTCGTACGTCAGATCCGCGCCCGGTTCGACTTCCTCGGGTTCGCCCAGCTCTTCGGCGGGGACGGGGACTTCGTATGATTCGCCAGCGCCGTCGGGGACGCCCCCAGGCGGGGCGTTGAAGAAATCGCGGACGACGGTCTGGGCTTCGATGCGTTCGGTGGCCATCTCGGCGACCGACTGCGGGTCGACGATCTGGTTGACGTTCGGGAGCGGCATTGGATATGTGTGTCTCTCTAGTCGGGGATGTGGTCAGTGAGCGAACGAATAGGAGCGCGTGTGCGACGGCGAGATTAGACGTCGACGTAGGCGCTCCCGGCGGGGATCGACGGGATATCGCCCGGCGCCGCGCCTTCGGCGTACTTGGTCATGATGCCCTTCGCGGACCCGCCGGCGGCGAGTTCGCCTTCGGTGGCCGACGATCCGACTTCCGTCCCGCCGGCAGTGCCGCCGGCGACGTTGGCGATGACAGGGCCCTGGTACGTGACCAGCACGCGATCGCCAGCCGCGACGCCATCAGGGTAGTGGCCGACGATGCCGTAGACGGTCGGATCGTTCGTGCCATCGGCAGTCACGAGTTCGTCGTTGGCGTCCAGCGCGACGGCGTCACCCGACGAGAGGGCTTCGGCCGCCACGCGGGTTTCGGTCATCTGTGCGTCGCCTTTGTGAGATTGTCCGAGTTCGAGACTCATCTTAGGCCTCCGTCAGTGCCGCGAGTTCGTCCTCGATGCGCTCGGCTTCGATCTCGGCGAGACGGTTGTCCCGCCCTTCGAGTTCGGCCAGCCGCGCTTCGAGGTCCTGTTTCTCGTCCTGTTCAGCCGCCGAGAGTTCTGCCGTCTCGGTGCTCTCGGAGTCGGGGTCAGCGCCGGACTGGACCTGCGGCTCGGGGTCGGTCTCCGGAGCGGCCGCGTCGGCGACGTCCGCCTCGTCGATGTCCTGGAGCCAGGCGCGCATCGTGGGGAGGTCGAGATCCTCCTGGAGCGCCTCGGCGTCGCGCGGCGTGTACTCGGCCAGCGTGGCCGCGAAGGCTTCCTCGGCCTCGTCGACGGCTGCGGCCTGTTTCTCGTACTCGTCGCGTTCCTCGCGGACGTCCGCGAGTTCGGCTTCGAGGTCGTCGATACGGTCGGTTTTGTCCGCGAGCCGCGCCTTCAGCTCGGTCGGCTCATCGGGCGTCTGGTCCGGGTCGTCCGGATCGTCGGGGGACTCAGTCATGGATGTGTCAGTAGTAGCAGTGTCGGCGGTCGTGTCGGCCGCCGTCGCGTCCGTAGCGGATTCCGCCGCCTCGTCAGCAGGCTGTTCGTCGTCGGGGTCAGTCTCGGATGCCGCGGCCTCGGACGTTGGCTCCTCGCCGCGATCATCCGCGCCACCATCGGCGGTGCTGTCGTCCGAGTCGGCGTCGGCGGAGGGGTGGTCGTCGGTGGTGGAGGGCGCGTCCGTCGCGTCATCGCCGCCGGTGTCAGCGGTGTCGGTCTCCTCGCTTTCGTCGGCATCGGCCCCGTCCAGCGCCGCCTCGATGGTGCCGGCAGACAGTTGGGCGGCGAAGGCCTGCTGTGGCGCCGGGCCGCTATCCGCCGAGCTTGACCGTGCGGCGCCGCGCTGGACGAGTGACAGGCCCGTAAACCGGTTGTTGGCAACCAGCATCGCACCGGACTCGGACGTGCCGCCCTGGCCGTGCTTGGACTCGATCGACGGTTCAATCCGGCCGTCCTCGATCTGGGCGGCGATCTTCTCGTCGTCGATTTCGGCCTCGTAGAGGACCGCCTCGCTCGTTTCGTCGTACGTGGCTCGCGTGACGGTTCCGACGTCCTGCTCGGAATGCAGGAGCGTCACGGGCGTCTCCTCGAGCGTCGCCGCCGACTCGCGGAGGGTTGCGGCCGGCCACTCCTTGCGGCCGTTCAACCCGCGGGTGATCTCGCCAGCACGGATGGCGACGCCGTGGATGGTATGCCCCGCCTCCGCCTCGTCGGCGGCCTCCAAGGCGGCGATGCGACTCGGGATGGTCGTGGTTTGTGTCATCGTAGAATCACGTCGGGAGTGTCAGTTGCTTCGGGCGGTCGACGACGGGGGCAAAGGTACATCGGCACCGGGCGTGCACCGGGACAAGACCTTTCGCCTCCTCGATCGGCATGACCGTCTCGTCGAGGCTTTCACAGATCGGGCAGGTGCGGTCGTCGTCGGTGGCGACGAACTCCGCCTCGCCGGCGACTTCGTCGACACCATACTCCTCGTAGCGGGCGAGCGTCGCGTCGGCGTGGCTGCGGATGATCTCCGTCCGGGCGATATCCGTGCTTCTCTTCTTCCCGATTTTGTCGACGCGGTCGGTGATGTTCCGAGCGATTGTCGTCGGGTTGTGGCCCTGTTGGAGGCCGTCCGTGAGTTCGCGGCTGGCCTGCTGGCCGACCGCACTCGTGACGCCGTCCCACTCGGTGAGGTTGCGGGTGAACAGCGCCTGGAGTTGCTCTTGGTGCACCGGGCGGTTGAACGCCGCCTCAACCGACGCGCCGGCAGTGTCGACGCCCTGCGCGGCGAGTTTGGTATCGGCCTGTTCGAGACCGCGCTCGTAGGCCGCCCGAACGTACGTGTTCTCGCCGCGTGTGAACACCTCGACGCGGCCTTTCTCGGCTTGCTCTTCGAGCCAGTCGCGGAACTCCTCGACGCTTCGCCCGTCGCGGGCGAACGAGAGGTCATGCAGTGGGTCGGGCGCGCGAGCGGCCTCGGCGACCGACTGCCCCCGGAGCCCGAGTTTGTCTCGTGTGACGATGCCGCGGCGAATCTCGGCGTTGATCCGCGCCCAGATCCCGCGGAGTCGCTGGGTATACTCATCGCGGAGCGTGGTCGTCCGCGTCGGGTCGGTGCTCATCTCCCGGGGGCGTCCCCGTCGCCGGCGTCGTCAGCAGTCCCGTCAGCGCCGTCACCGTCAGCGTCAGCATCGGCAGGCGGGCGGCGCTGGCGGTCCGTCGGGTCCATCGACGCGCGCTCGGCGTCGAGGTCCATCGGCTCGATATCGACGTCCGGCACGTCGGGGAGCTCGCCCGTCTCAAGATACGCTCGCCACTCGGCGGTGCCGTAGCCGGGGAGTTTGGTCCCGGCGCGCTGGATGACGGCGCCACGGTTGGCCCGGGTCTCCGCGAGGGCCGCCGCGGCAGCGGGGTCGTCGGGTGTCGCCGCGGCCGCAGCCGCCGCCTCGCCCTCGGCCGCACCGTCCTGGACGTCCTCGGGCATGACTTCGTCGGGATCCAGCCCAGGGACCATCCCGATGATCGCCTGCGGCGTCATGATGCGGCTGACCTGCCCGCCGGGCGCGCCCTGCTGGAGGCCTTTCATCAGATTGGCGAACTCCGCGCCGTCGAAGTGCTCCGACCGCAGTGGGGTGGTGTCGTCTGCCGGGCGGATCCGAAGGCGGACGTCCGGTACGTCGCTCGGGGCGCCGTAGAGGTCGGAGGACTCGGCGTCCGCTGGATGGGCGTGGCCGGTGAGGAACTCCGTGGCTTTCAGTTCGAGGAGTTGGCGGCACGTGGCTTCGAGGCGTCGGCGCGTCCGGGCGAGTTGGTCGTCGTAGTCCTCGCTTTGCTCGCTCGTCACGTCGCGGTTGATGTTCCCTTCGAAGCCGACGCGATACAGCGGGACGAGCAGGCCGGCGACGACGTATTCAACTTGTTGCTGGATGAGGTCGACGATGTCCGGCACGTCGCCGCTGAGTTCCTGGATCTCGGGGTTCGTGTTCGTGACCGAGAGGCTATCCGGCGAGTTGGGATCCAGCCCCGCCAGCATCTGCTTGGCCTGCTCTTTGTCGTCGGTGTCGACGTTGGCGACGATGTTGTTCCAGGCGGCGTTTTTGAGTCCCTGGTCGATGTCGTCGAGTTGCGTCCGCAGCGCCGTTGCCCGCGGGACGACGCTCGCCGACTCCGGGCGGCCGAAAATCGCGCCCGTGTCGGGGTCGTTGGCGAGCATCGTCACGTCATCCAGCGCGAACGGGATTTCCGAACGCTCCTTCGCACCGAAGATGTCGTCGTACTGGACGAACGCGGCCGTCTTGCCCGCGGCCGTCGTCGGGAGGTCCGAGCGGCCGGCGTCGCTCAACAGCCCGAGCGTGGGCGCGCGGCGGGGTTCGAGGCCAGGAGCGTCATCGTCGCTCCTGGCCGCGTCGCGCTGGAGTTGCTCTGCCGCGTCGTCCGGCCGGAGGAGGATGGCCTTCCCCTCGCGAGTGTACGCGGTTACGGTCTCGACTTTGAACGGCCGCAGGCCCAACAGGCGCTTTCGCTCGCGGGGATCGTCATAGACGTGTTCCGCCAGGCCCGTCCCGCGGCGGCCCAAGGCGTCGACGAGGAGGTGCTCGAGGAGGACGCGAAAATCCCGGTCGAAGCTATCGCCGGTGATGACCGACCGACCCAGCCAGTGCAGGAGGGCGTCCGACAGCGGCAGGCCGTGATAGCGTGCGTTGGGGTAGTCCTCCGGGACCGTTGGCTCGTCGTAGTTCTCGGGGTCGGCCTGCGGGTCCCGCGGCCGGACGACGACGTCATAGCCGGGTTCGACGGCGTCCGAGACGTAGAGTCGCGTCGGGACGCGAATGAGTGGGTTGGCCTCGTATTCTTCGACCCACTCATCGATGTCCGCCGTGGCCGGCGTGTCCGTGCGTTGCTGCTGGCCGGAGTGGACGAACGGCTCGTCGCGCGCTTGGGGTGTCGCGCCGGCGTCGTCGCTATCGGCGGCGAGGCGTGCGCGGAGGGTATCGAACAGTCCCATTGGTCAGTAGCGTGAGACGTGAGGCGATCAGAGTTCGAGTGCGAACGCGGTGTCCGGGTCGACGCTGTCGTCGGGGTCGGCATCCCGGACCCAGATGCTCATGAGTGCCGCGTCAAGGTGATCTGGGCTCCGGCCGAGGCGCTGTTTGACATCGTCCTTGGGTGTCGCCGAAAGGACCTTCGCGCCGTCGTCGTCCGTGCCACGCTTGCCGAGCTCCTTTTCCTCCCACGTGACGGTCCGGGCGGCGATCTTCGCCTGTTCGTAGAGGTTACTGTCCCGGATGACGCCGCCAGCAGCGAGATAGTCGGCGAAGAGAGCCAAACTCTCTCCCCACCGGCGGTCGTACGTCGTCTCGGCGGCCGCGACGGCGGAGTTCTTGAACCGGTCGACCGTACCGAAGCGATCGTCAAGGCCGTCCGCAAGCCCCGACCCCTCGCCGACGGCGTCGACGGCGATCGGTGGCGTCCGCCACTCGCGGATGATGCCCGCGAGATCCTGCTCTTGTTGAGTGTGGTCGGTGCCCTGGCGGGCGAAGTGAGTAACGAGGACATCGCCATGTGGCCCAGTAGCGACCGTGTCGTCACCGCTTCGGGCGACGTCAATTCCGAGAGCCTCAGGGAAATCACAGGGAGGCGTGACGTCGGGGTCGTACTGTGTTTCGACGAGGTCGGGCGACAGCGGGCGATGTGTACTCGCGCCGGCCGGCGGCATCACGCCGGCGCGGCGTCTGTACCACCGCTCGTCAAGATCGTCGCGACGCTCGTGGGCTGTCCGGGCCCGTTCACAGCCAGGCCAGTCCTCGCCGACGTAACTCTCCCAGTCCTGTTTGATCTTCCAGAGCGTCGCAAGGCCATCGATCGGCTCGCCGTCGACGGCGCTCGTCTCAACATGGACGTTATGGCTCTCGAACGATGAGAGCCGAATGACGTTCCACGTCGGGTCCTCGTAGAGGCCCCACAGCGAATTTGTCTCGTCACGCGGCGGGTTGGCAATCGCGACGATGCGGTCGCGGTTGTCGCTCACCAGCGAGTCCATCGCCTCGAAGGTCGCCTCTGTGACATCGTCCTTGTCAGCCTCTTCGATGATGCCGAGGATATACCCGCCGTGGACGCCTTCGAGTTCGCCGGCGTCTTTTGGCGACGCCGCCTCAAGATACTGGTGCGGCTCGCCGTCAATCTCGATGCGCGGCGGGGAGTGCTTATACGTCCCGGGGAGGCCCACCCCACCTAGGGCGTTGTCGTGGAGGCTCTCAACCGGTTTGCAAAACGTCCGCTTGAGTTTGGGGTAGGTCCCACTCGTCGCGAGGACGCTTGCCGGGTAGTGGGCAGCCAGCCAGACGTTCGCGATGGCCGCGAGGATATAGGACTTGCCGAGCCCGTTCGCAGTCTGGACGAGGAGTTTCTCATTTCGGACGACGGCCCGGCAGATCCGCCGCTGCGGCTTGGTGACCGTGATGCCTAGGTAGTCCTCAATAGCATCCTCAAGCCACTGCTCGTCCTGCCGGCGTGCGCGTTCGGCGTAGTGCTCGCCCAGTTCCCGAATGGACGAGATGCCGTCAGTGGTCGTGCTCATAGTCAAGGGCATCAAGAACTTGCCGAGTCCGCTCGGACGGGGTGTAGCCAGTGATGAACACGCGTGTGCGGGCACGCCCCCACGGAATGCGGTCGCCGTGTGCCGGCGTCGGGAGGGAGAGGTCAATGATCTCGCCGCCGTGGGACAGGAACCAGTGCGTTCCTTCGGACGTCTTGTCAACATCCGTCCACGACAGGCAGTTCACAGCCAGGTCGCTCTCCCGGCCGCCATCGGCATGCCAATACGCCTCCGCGGCGACGTAGCACGACCCAAACAGCGCATCGTCGGCCGTGGCGTAGCGCCCTTTCCGAATGTCGGGGTGGTCGCGGATGTACGCTCGGATCCGGCGGGCCGCGTCGTCAGGCTCTACGAAGACCGTCCAGTCGCCAGTCGTGCTCATGCGAATGCGTTAGGATTGCGGGTCGTGGCCGTGGGCGGCCTTGAGGCCCGCCAGCAGTTCCTCGTGGATATTGACGTTCACGGTCGGTCCGTCGTCATCGGCACCGAGGAGATCCATGTCCTTGAGCCACTGCCGACAGCGGGTTGAGATACGGTGCTCGGCTTTCGCAACCGCCGTCTCAACGTATTCGAAATACTCCTCGCCCTGGGGCGATCGGCGCTCGCTCCGGTCGATCAACGGGTGGCCGGCGTCGAGTGAGGCCGGCTTTTCCGCCGCCCAGTCGTCGGCCTTGATGACTGTCTTGTGGATGTCAACCGCACACCGGAACAGCATCAGCTCGTCGCCGGTCGTCGGCTCCTCGCTCTGGACGCGAGTGTACTTCTGGTAATATCCGTCGAAGATGTCGTCGATGAGGCGCTGCCCCGTCTCGTCGCGGCGCTGATAGTAGGTGTTGTGGTCCGCGTAGAGTTCGTGCGAGGCGCCGAAGTCATTGGCAGCGTGGCTCTCGCCGTCCGGGGACGTCCCACGGTGGTGCTTACATTTCCCGTCCGCGAAGTCCGTACCCCATCCAGCGGCGAGGCCACATTCGCCGTTGTTGCCACCGTAGTCCCCACACTCCTCCTGATAGTTGCGCCCCGCCATGAGGTGTTTCGAAATCGTGTGAACAGCGGCTGTCAGCCGCGCTTTTGTGTCAGTTCGTCACGACGAGTTGCGCCGCGACCGTCGCGTCGTTCGTGCCGTCGTTGTTGACGACCCGGAGCCGGACCGAGTGCAGCGCCTCCAAGTCGATGCCAGTCAGGCCCTGGTCGCCGGCCGACGCGTCGCCGTTGTAGGGCCCGGACCACTGCTTGAAGGCCATGTCCGGGGCGGTCCGCGCTTCGACGTGGACGTCGACGTCGGTCGACGCGCCGGATAACTCGTAGTCGAGCGTGCCGGACGTGGCCCGGTCGGCACCGCCGAGGGCGCCGATCGCCGCCTGTGTGCTCGTTGCACCGCCCGGTCCAACCGTCTCGTCGATCGTGAGTGTCGTCATTGGTGTAGTGAGTGGCAGTCAGTAGCCCTCGACGGTCGTCGCGACGTAGTCGACGGTCGGGTCGACGCTGTCGTCGTCGGTCGCGGCCACGACCCGGGCCGCGCCGATGGGGATGCGCTCCTCGATGTTGAGCTGTGTCACGATATCCTCGTTGACCGCCCCCGAATCGACGGGGCGCATCCCGCGGAAGGCCGCCGTCGCCGGCGAATAGGCGGTTGCCGAGCGGTCGAACTCCGTTTTCGTCTCCGTGCTGTGCGCGCGGAAGGTTGGCTCGAAGGACTCGTTGGTCAGCGCCGTCGCGGGGTCGAACTCGTCCCAGAGCGTGATCGTGATGTCGCCGCCATCAGGCGTCGCGGCGAACTTCCGCAGCGACAGTTCCATATCGTCGGCGCCGGGGGCGCGGCGGACGGCATACAGCGGGTCGCCCGGCGTCGTGATGGGGTCCGGCGGGCTCGGCGTGTCGGTCGTCACGGACACGGCGTCGGCCGCGGCATACGTATCCCGCTGTTCGAGGGCGCCCTGGCCGCCATACAGCGAGTATTGCATCCCGCCGAGCCGCGCTTCGAGCTGGCTTGCCGTCCCGTCGTTGCGCACCACCACCTGTACGGGGAGGTTAGCCGTCGACAGGCTCGGGACTCCCGGCTCGGCTTTGCGGGGGACGAACTCGTGGGCGACGTGTAACTTGTCGGTGGCGGGGTCGACGACGCCGACCGCGAGCCGGCCCGCGTTATACCAGGTGAAGGGGAAGTTGTAGATCCAGCCGTCGGCGGGATTGAGTCGGATGTCAGACGGGTTGCGGTCGCGACCGCCGTCGAGGCGGTCCGTCGACCAGTCGGACTGGGCGACCGGCGAGTCACCGTAATGCGTGCCGTCGGATTTCCAGATGGCCGCGAGCCCACTGGCATCGAGCCGAAGGCCAATGCCCGTGTCGACCTGGGCGGCCGCCTCGTCCCACCAGAACGCGCCGCAATAGATGGCGCCGTGGGTGAGCGCCGCCTGCCCGTCCGTGAGCGAGACGTTTGCGTCGGCGACGGCCACCCGCAGCCCGGGCTGGGCGACCGCCTGGGAGACGTATTGCCCGGCGAAGGCCGACCGGATGCGGGCGGCGTCCGACCCGGTTGCCGTCGTCGCGAGTGTGATCTCGCCCGGATCGGCGCTGACCAGCGCGCTGTCGAACAGCGCGCCGTTGCTCCACCAGCCATAGCGGGTGCGCGTCAGGCCCTGGGACGGGTCGATCGCAAACTGGGCCCCCTGGGCGGCGGTTTTGACGGCGTCGAACGGCGTCGTCTGGGCGTCGATCGGGGGCGCGTCCGGCGCCGGCTCGCGAAATGGTGGGCGTGGCATGCTAAATCATCTGTGGGGCAGATCGGTCGTGGCGGTCGACGCGAGCCAGCGCCCCTCGCCGCAGTCCGGGGCCGGGTCGTAGACAAACGTCTGGGCGTCGTTTCGGAACGACGCCAGCACGATCGCGTCCTCGCGGACGGGCAGGTTCGTCGCCGCCTCGCCCGGCGGCCCGCCATAGGGACCGGGTTCAGACATCGTCAAATTCGTCGATTAATGCGGACGTGAGCGACTCGCCGTCCGTTCGCCGGTGAACTATTGATACCCATCTGCCGTATTTACCCGCCTCTGTGAGCGTCGTGACATCGAGTGGCCAGTCCGAGCCGTCGTCGGCGTCGCGGAGCCACGCCGCGACGAACGCGGCGTGGTCCTGGCCGCGCTGATATTCCTCGGACTCCTGCGACACGCCGTAGGTCTCGGCCGTGTCGACGCCAAACAGCCGGAGGCGGGTCGTCTTGCGGGTGTTGAATCCTAGATCGAGGGCGACATCAAGCGTGTCGCCGTCGACGACGCCGCCCTCGGCGAGTCGGCCAGGGAAGTGCCACGACTCGCCGTCGAAGGTGTGCTCTGCGGGACTCATGAGTGAGTGGCGTCCTATAGCTGGATCTCTTGCACGTGCTGAATCGCGTTCGCCAGCGCCGGGTCGGCCGTGTTCGAGATCGTATACGAAGACTCCGGCGGGACGAACACCGTCGCCGAGTAGTGCGCCTCGGCCGGCGGGGCCTCGGCTAAACCGCCCGCGTCGGTGTCGAAATGCAGCGAGGTGACGGTCGCGCCGTTAACGTCGACGGTGGCCTCGGCGGCCGTCCCGTCGGTCCGCAGGAGGACCGTCGCGATGACGAGCGTCGGGCGCTCGGCGTCGGGCGTGCGGGACGTCCCGAAGGAGACGGTGGCCGTGACGTCACTGTAGGTCTCTCCGACCTGGACGATACTGCTGACGAAGGGCTCGCGGGATGGTTCTCTCATTCGTCTGAGAACAGTTGGGTGAGAAGTTTTCTGTGGGCGTGGCGTCGGTGTTTGCTCACTGTGGGCCCGGCAACCCCCAGCTCGTCGGCGAGGCCCTCCGAATCCGTGTCCCGATGCCACTCGTAATACCCCAGTCGAAGGGCCGCCGCGAGCGTGTCGTGCTGGCGGGGCGAGAGAACGGATCGGTCGACTGGGACGATGTCGGTGGCGTCGCGGCTCGGGCGTTTCTCGTCAAGTGTGACCGGGCCGCAGTACCACGTGAGCGCCGTCAGAAACGCCTCGGCAGCCCCGTCCGGGACGGTCGTTTCGAGAGTGACCTGATGGTCCCCGACGGTAAGCTCGTAGCAGTCAAGATCGTAGTGCTCGCAGGCCGCGACGACGTCCGCGGCGTCGGCGTCAGGGAGCGTCGCGCGGAGCGTCGTCGTCGTGCTCATTCAGAGTACCCCCGTCGCCAGAGCGTGTCGAGATCGTGGGCAGCGAGATGCTGCATCGCGTCGGCACGGGCGCCGTCAAGCGTCTGCCAGCCACAGAGCGCGCACGTCCAGAGTCGCGGCACATTACCCGAGCAACAAGTGGCCGTTGACGATGAGCCAGCGGACGAGTTCGTTCGAGCCCGGGATTGGGAACTGATCCGGGAAGTATCCCACACTCGCAAAAAACCCGAGCATATACCCCGGGACGACACCAGCAAGTGCGTAGTGTGGCTCAGACCGGATGTCCTCGACGATCTTGGGGTCGAGCGCCGTCTGGCCGCGTTCAGCAGCGAGGGCAATCCCGACGATGGCCGCCATGAGTTGCTTGTCGCCCGTGGCGCCGTAGTAAAACCCCGCCGCGAGGCCGATGCCCAGCGAGTGCGTTTCGGCGTGATAACTCAAAAAGCCCGAGCGGTCCGTCCCCCCCTCGCGCGGTGCGCCCGCTTGCCGGGCGAATCGAATGGCGCGCCTGGAGGCCGTCCGCGAGAGGACCGCCGAGAACAGCCGCGGGAGTAGGCGGGCCGTATCCGAGGCACGCTGGGTGCGGCCGACATGTTGCCAGCACGGCCCCGAGTCGACGGGGCGGCCGGCGCCGGCGGGGCGCGAGCACACGCCGTCGTCGTCGGTCAGGGCCGCGCCGCAGATATCGGCCGCGTCGTCAGTCATCGTCGCACTCCGAACAGTGAAAGTCGGCCCGTGGATCGGGGACGAGAACGCGGACGCGACAGCCATTGCAGTAGGCAATCCTCCAGCCCTCGTCGTCGGTGGGCTCCGAACGGGCGGGGTCTCGTGGCATTACTCGGCCTCGGAGTCGTCACGGTCGGGGTCGGAGTCGGGCGGCAGGCGGATGCGGATGGAGTCGGCCTGCGCGAACAGCACGAAGCCCGTGACGGCGCCGTATGCGACGCCGACCAGAAGGACGCCAACGACCCAGATAGCGCCGTACAGCAAGACATTGAAGTAGAACCCGCCGGCTGCGAAGAAGAAAAACAGAATGGCGACATACGAATACGCTCCGAGCGTGAGATTGGCGTAGTTCTGCGGGGAAAACCAGCGCAGATAGACCATTGTCCCGAGCGAGAGCAGCCCGACAACGAACAGCATGAAAAACAGCAACTCCGAGACGGGCGCGTACGCGCTGTTGAACATCTGGGTTTGTAGCACTGAGGCAGGGGCGGACGCTGGCATTAGAGACACCTCGCTAGAGTTTTCCCGTCGCGAGGAGCCCCAGGATTCCCGAAATGAGGGCGCCCGCGATCGCGACGGTCGCGGAGTAGTCGGGGTCCTGATACCCTGCGATAATCATGAACGCGAGGAGCAAAAAGAGCCCCGCGGCGAACGCAACGCGAGTGCGCGTATCTGTTGGTGGATCGGAGCTGGCCGACGGGTCGTCCGTGGGTGGGCTCATTCATGGGTCTGCCGCGATTGGGTGTGCTGATCCGGGTCGAGATTAACCAACATCCGGGGGGCGACGGCCCGATGTTGGTTAAGACTCGGCGGGTGAGCTGAGGCGGCGCTCGACGCGGAAGCGAGCGCCGCGATGCTCGATCGTGAGTTGCTCGCGCACGCCATCGCGGGCGCTCGCGACCGTCTCGCGGGCGACGACGGTCCCCTGGACGTGGGCGCCCTGCGGGGTCGTAAACCAGGTCTGCTCGGTCGAACTCATGGGACTCGAAAATCGCTAGTCGTCTCGCTGGCGACAGAAGACGCGACGGGCGAATGCAACGCCACGGGCGTAGATCTCGTAATCCGCGCCGGCCAGACTGTCGCGTTCCTTCGCCTCGGCGACGATGTGCTTGAGTGCGGAGCGGTTGACCGGCACGCCCTGGGCGAGTAGACAGTCGACGAGCTGGTCACAGCGAGCGATCGCGGTGCGTTTCGAGAGCGTCAGCTCTGGGGCGCGGCCGCCGTTCGCGCCGCAGGCCCCACAGTAGGTCTGTGGGTGATAGGATCGCTTGTGACCGTAGGCGTCGTGTTCGTCGTAATCGTAGCCCAGCGTCCCGTCTCCCCGACGCGTCCGCGTCTCCGTCGGGGTGTTGGAGTTCGTGCCGAGATGGTCGTGGTCGATCGGCATCCGATCGACGTCCCGAATGCGGGCAAAACAGGCCGAGCACCACTCACTCGAATAAAACACGAAGTGATCGAAAAGTTCCGACGGTGGAATGCGGTCGTCGCCGTCGTAGATGGCGGAGCTCGTCGACGAGACCGTGGCGCTGGCCGTGGCTGACTGGGATGTTGTGGACATATGGGACTGAAAGGAGAGCAACCGCGCTTCGTGGACGAATCCACGCGGCACTGTGACGGACGCTGGAAATCGCGTTGCCGTACCTACCGTCCTGGTCGCCTATAAGTCATCGTCGTGCGCCAATACTTGGCGCGCGTTCGGGTCGTCGGGAGCTGGCCGTGTCTCGACGACGGCCGCCGACTCCAGCCGGGAGACCGCCCACCGCACGGTCGACGGCGAGAGCCACTGCTGGAGGTCCGTCGTCGTGAGCGGGCCGTGCATCGCCACGAGAACGTAGACGAGAGTTGCACTCGGCGGGAGGTCCGCCACGGAGTCGGGACAGTCGAGTCGGGTGAGATCGCCAGTCATCTAGTGTCGATTGCGGCGGATGACGGGAGCCGCCCAGCCCCGAGGGAGGCACGCCATCAAATTCTGATGACGGGGAGATTCACTCCGTCACCTTCTGACGGCCGCCGATCGCGACGCTTCGGCGACGCTTCGGTCGACGCACCTCACGCTACCGCTACTACACTAATACTACTACACTTGCACTAGAGACAACTCTAGTGGAGAGGTGGCGGCTTCCCGACCCCGTGTGAGGGCATCAGCGACCCCCTCCAGCGCGGTTCTCCGTCATCAAATTCTGATGGAGGTCATTCATCGTCAAATCGTCCGCGTCAAGTTCGAGGCGGCTCTGCCCTCCGCCGAGCGACCCGCTGGCGAACGTGATGCCATCAAACGGCTTGATATCACTCGATCCGTTCCCGAGATCGGCGTCGTGTCCGTCGGCGGCCCGCTTCATCGCATCGAGGACCGTGCCGTTGTGAAGTCCACCGCCCAGCGAGGACTCGGCTTCGTCCCGCGTCAGGCAGGCCTTCCCGTCGTTGTTCTTCCCCTTGTTCCAGAGGACTTGCCGGAGGTGCATTGCTCGCTCGTCGGGGGTGGCGCTGCTCCCGTCCTCGACGACGAACATCTCAAACTTCTCGTCGTGACTGGCGACGGTGTCTTCAACACTACTGAGTCGATCTGCGATCGGCTCCATCTCTTCGGGCGTCCACCCGCTGAATTCGTCCTCGTCCCCTGCAAGCGCGACGGCGAGTGTGTCGATCCGGCGATGGGCGGCCTCGGCGTGCGCCTTTGTTTCGTTGAGTTCCTTCCGCAGCTCCCGAACGGTCTGGATCAACTCGTCGCGAGTCATCGCGTCCGGATCCGACACGCGGTGCATGTCGGAGCTCATGGGGCACACCTCACGTAGTCCGGCAGTGGTTGATACACGTCGCCTTGCCGGCGGAGTTTCTCGATTGCGTGCTCTGCTTTGCTCCGGTCCATGCCGAGGGCCTGCGCTCGGTTGAGAATGGACTCGACCGGAGCTCCCTCATCGTGCTCCTGCTCTAGTTCGGAGATAAGGTCCGCAACGATTTCGACGCGGTCGTCGGCGTCGAGCGGCCCGTCGTAGATGTCTGGACTGAGCGACTCTGCCGCCTCTTGGTTGGCCTCTTCAGCGATGTCTTCGGGCGTGACGCCTGCGCCATAATCCTCGCGGATCTGCTTTGCTGACTGCCCGATCTCCTCCGAAACCTGCTGGCTTAGTTCGTTGAGTTCTTGCGAGATATTCTCAACAACGTACTGAATGGTCTCGTCGATCTCGGCAACCCCGATGGTCTTGTAAAACTCATCATCGTAAAGCCGTTCCAGTTTCTCGTGGCACGTTGGGCAGACGTCGACGAGATTATGGCCGGCATCGCTCCCGTTGAACCGCCGCGGGACGATATGGTGGTTCTCGAGGATGTCGTCACTCTCATCGCAGAAGTAACAGTCCTCGCGGGGGTGGGGCCCACTCATCGCCCACCCACCCGTTTTCGGCAGCGAACGCACTCGTCGTCGACGATGCCGCCCCCACACGTCGGGCAGTAGTCGGCGGTGATGCCGCGGACGGGCGTCACGCCGACCACCCCCTTATCGATGTGTAGGAGAAACAGTTATCTGCTGCACCCTCTAGTATCCAGTACGGGCTACTGCCCGCGCGGTTGCGTGCGTACATGGTCAGATCGCGCGACCCTCGGTGCGAGTGCGCAAACACTCGCGCCCTTTTCAGGACGAGACGAAGGCCGTTAGCGTATGCTATGGCGTCGCGTGCATATGAAGGTTCGCAAACGTCAGAGCGACGGAGTCTTTTCATGCTCGCTCACCCGTTCCAGTCCCCGCACAGCCCTGTCGGAGATGCTGGCCGAGATTCGTCGTCGTGTGCTGGCCACAGACGGGACACTCGACGGGGTCGGCGCCGGCGTCGTCGCGGTCGTGCCCACAGCGGCCTTTGAGATGCTTGTTGATGATCCGCGTCGTCCACTCCGTCTCGTCGGCGAGCGCGCCCGCGAGCGCGCCTGCCGCCGCCCGCTCGCGCAGGCGCTCGCACTCGGCGGGCGAGATCCAGTCGTTGGGGGTGTCGAGGCTCACGCGGGCTCACCTCCATCCTCGGCGTCCGCCGCGGGGCAGTCGGCCACGAGGTGGGTCGGCAGGTTGTTGCCGATCGTGGTGCCACACAGCGGGCAGTCGCGTCCGACGGCGCTGTCGGCATTCGGGGCGGCGCGGACGCTCTCGTCGGCATGCGCACACCGGCCATAGACGTGATCGCCGATGGTCCGCTGGGCCCACTCGACGTCGCGGGCGATCTCGCGGGGCGTCGCGCCCGCTGCGGCGCGCTCGCGCATCGACTCGCACTCGGCGGCCGAGACGACGGCTGCGCGCGTATCATTCGTCATAGTCGGCCTCCATGTCTACTGAGCGATCGTCATCGACCACAACACGGTGCAATCTAATCAACTCATCAACGTCGAAAACCGTGCCGTCATCGCTATCCATCCCAAGCGTTTCACGGATTTCTGCGCGGATCTCCGTGGTTGTGAGTCCAAGTTGACCGTGGAACGTCGCTTCGCAGATGTCACAGCGGTCAAAGAATCTCTCCGCTTCTTCGATCTCCGCAGTTTGCGCGGAGCCTCCGATGGACTTGCCCCAGCTATCTGACCTACAGACGGGGCCGTTCCCTCGCGAGATGTGATACACATCGCTTTCAGGGAGTCTGACGGCGCATAGTTCAGTTCCGCTCGGCGACTGTTCGGCCGTCTCGTCACGAGCCTCGCCGTCTGTGCCTGTCTCAGTCATGCAGTTATCCCCTCTGCGACGATATGTCTCCATCCGAGCGCCGTTACCGACGCCGGCGGGTCGATGACCATCGGTGGGGAGAAAAGCACCCGCCCGACAGTCTCGCCGCGGTCACTCATCGGCACGCACCTCGTTGAGTCGCTCCTCGTTCATCCAGCTCCCACACTCGGGACACGTCGTCGGCGCGTCCTCGCAGACGTGCTCGCACGCCTGACAGACGATATGCTTGGCGTCGGTGCGCTCGACGGTCGCGTCCGTGCAGTCGGTGTGCGGAGATGTGACGTGGCCGGCCGCGAAGCGTTGCGCGCGCTCGCGGGTCGCCACTTCAATGGCGTCGCCGCAGTCTTCGCAGTTTACGCGCCACATCACCGGTCACCCCCTGGCCCGGCGGCGAAGAGTTCGCCGCGCAGCCAGTTGTCCCAGATCGCCGAGACGCGATAGCAGGTGACGACTCGGAACTCCATGCGGACGAACACCATCGACCAGCCGTCGCCGTGATAGACGCGGACTTCGTCGGGCGGGCCACGCCCCGCGTCGAAGTGATCGTGAAAGCGCAGGCGGCCGACGCTGTGGGCGTCGGCCCAGGCGGTCTCGGGCGCGACGGCCCCTGGCGGCGCGCGCTCGTCCCAGCGCCCCGCCTCGGCGGTGACATGCTGGGCGAGCGTGGTCTCGGCGTCAAGCCCGATGGCGGGCGCACGAGCCGTGCTCACTGGCGATCCCTCCGGGCGCTCCGAGCGCCCGTGCCGGCGAGATCCGCGCCACACTGGGGACAGCGATAGGGGCACTGCGAGACGTGCCCACAACTGCACTCGCGACGGACGCGATTAGATGTGAAGACGTCCCAGGTCACGTCCCGTCACCCCCGCGGTCGGCGGCCTCGCGACGCACCCACGTTTCGGTGCAGGGATCGCACCACTCGTAATATCCGGGCGGATAGGCGCTCGGGGGCTTGCGATACCAGCCCTTCGCGGCCTGGCCACAGAGCGGCGCGTCCGTGTCGTCGTCGACGGGCAGATGGAACAGCCCGCGGCCATTGACCGACGTGTTGATAATCAATTCGTCCGCGACCTGCCGCATCGTCGCCGCGGCCACCTCGAAGCCCGCGAAGCGACACCGATGGCACTGCGGGATGCCGTCGTCGACGTCGTCGCGGGGCCGCTCGTCGAAGGAATCGCTGAGGAGATGCTGGCAGTCGTCGCGCGTGTGATAGACGATCGACTGGTTTCGCGAGACGAGGACGGTCTCGCAGTCGGCCTCGGCGGGCGGGATCTCGATCTCGCCGAGCGGGCTGGCGGCGCGGCTCAT